GGCTTCAGATTCATTCCCTGTGCTTTGGCGCTAGCGCGGCCTTTTGCATTAAGCCCACCCTTTGGGTCTTTCCCCTCTTTTCTTTGCCAAGCTGGAGACTTAGCCATGACTATCGCCTACCTCTAAACTGTGGCCTTTGTAGTGGCATAGCATTGGGATTACCCATAACTTGCGGCATACCTTGTGGCGTTGGCCTAGGCATTGGGCGTGGCATCGGCTGCGCTTGGGGGAGAACTTGAGGTTGTGGAGCCGGTTGAGATATCTGGGGTTGACCCTGCGGTTGGAATGACCCTACAGAAATAGGAGGTTGTCCTCGCGGTGCTTCGAGATAGTCATTACCAATTGAGAGAGGTTGCCCAAATTGAGCCCCCGCTCCACCCGGAGCAGGCATAGGCATTGGTCGCGCCATCCCTTGTGGCATCCCTTGTGGCATCCCTTGTGGCATCCCTTGTGGTGGTCCCCCATAAAACATCTGTTGTCCGCTCGGAGCGGGACCCGCATACGCAGGTAGAGTCATCTGAGGAGCACCCGGACCATTAGGGGCATTCATAAAACCCTGCGGCATTGGTGCACGACCCGTCATACCCTGTTGCATACCCCCCGGAGCAGCTACATTAGCCCCCGGAACTTGTGAGGGCATACCCGCTGAACCTTGCCTGTAGTTTTGCAGCGCGTTTTGGAACTGCTGCATATTGCCGCCTACTGCGGGTCTTCCCCCGCCGCCTTGAGCTCCACCAGCCATGACTATACCATCCGGCCCTTTGTATGACCTTTAACTGCGCAGCCATCGATCTTGCCACCTTTAGCGTAGCATTTCGTAGCCTTGCCCCCTTTGGCATACATACCGGGAATACCACCAGCGGAGTCAGCCATACCTACATTGGCTTTGTCCATTTTGCTGATCTTCATGCTAGCCTTCTTCTTGTTCGGCAGTTTGCCGCCTTTTCTCATTCCACATTTCATAGCATCACCTGTAGCTTTAGTTTGAATTTTAGCAACACCACGAGAGGGCATTGTCATTTGTCAGCCTTCTCGTCCAATTTGTCCATAATACGCTGAAACATATTTTCGATCTTTGCCATCTCTATGCGGTAGTCGTCCTTACGCACGTATGTTTCATGGATCAATCGGTTGGTCTCTTTCATATCATCCTTGAGTTCCCTGATGGCATCCCAAACGATCTTGAACAACCAACCGAATATGACTCCTGCTGTACCAACAACAACATCAATTATTGATTGTAACTCCACCCGAACCTCCTTACGGAGTGGCAGGGTCTTCAGCGCCATTGGAAGCCTTCTGTGCATACATGATCGTTACACGGGCCGCGCCAGTAGCAGCGGTGCCAGCGGTGGTCGCAATCACAGCAACATCAGAAGTGCCGATGTTGATAAAAGTCAGAGGCTGATAGGTAGAGGACAGGTCGTTACGGCCTGCAGTGGTGATGGTTGTCGAGGTTACAAACTCGTCGTCGTTAGACGAAGTACCAATCTTCAGCGTGGTCGCTGCATTGAATACCGTGGTGGTATCAACGATGATATCCAGAATCTGTGAACCTGCCGGAAGAACGGCGACGGTGGTAGCACCTGCAGTAGCAGGGAGAGTTTCGGTCTGAACCAGTACGGCTACGCCGCAGTTTTCACCAGAACCATAACGAACAGTACCGGAGCGAATTGGCCCGGAAAAGGTTGAAAAGCTCATAAGAACCTCATGCACTTGCGCCTATCGTCTTGTGCGAATCTGCTGGGTCAGTCGAGTAGGCAATTAAAGAAATCCCAGATTTAAGGTACTTATAGCCCAGTTTTTAGGGGGTGTCAAGCGCCTTCTGTTTGCGCCTGTCATTGTCCTTTTTGTAGTCTTCTTTCATACAAGCAACGCATGTACCTTTTGCCTTACGAGGAGAAATATGCCCTCTGTCGCAGGGAATACCTGTGAAATAGTGTTTGGCCCCGGTAGCTTTTGCTTCTTGCCTAGAGCGTGGATAGGCTAAAAATTCTTCTGGGATTTCTGGAGCTAAGTTTCTTTCTCCATCCACATACGACAGCACCCAACCGGCGTGGGGGCCAAACACAATAGGTTTACCCGACTTACAGGCGCGAATGATTGTTCCTATAGCTAGCCCCAGTGTGTCTCGCATTTCCGTAAGGCTGCTATACACCTTGGTTGTCCTATCTGGAAGTACCGCATGAATAGCCTTCTGTAGATCGTCGGCATTTGCAGGCCGCTTGCCATAAAAATGGCACTCTTCGCCTCTCTTTGCTGCAGCAGCTATGTTGGCTCTGCCTTCTTCCGAAACTTTTCGCCCCGGCGCTTTAGGTACATCCCTCTGCGTGTCTCCTATTTTCTTCCTAACTTCTTCCTCTAGCGATTTACCAAAACGGTAGTGCTCTTCACCTTTGGGCACATGTTTTAGCGACATTTTAGCTACGGCTTCAGAAGTATGTTTTTTTCCTCGCATTGGGGCGCTAGCATCTGCAGCCCAGTTGTAGCAATGGGTCTTTCCCGCGTGTTCGTCTAACCAAACTTGCTCAACGGCGAGTAACTCGTCCCTATCCTCAACGCTAGCCACTATCTCAAACTTAAAACAGTCCTCGCCGTACTTATTCCATGCGGCTTGCAGATGAGGGCTTTGGTGCGTTCCTTTTTTTAGCCGCCTTTTGTGCGCTTGGAACCTCACACGAGCATCAACGGTGCTGCCTACATAGAATTTACCGTTGACCACATTACGAATCACATAGATTACGTTTTTCACTGGAAACCTCCGTTATTTAGTTGACGAAGGTCAGTTTACACTATTTGTGATTGCGTCACAAGTTTTTAAGCAAAAAGAAAGGGAGCCGGAGCTCCCTTCCCGTAAACCCTTGATTTTACTGGGTTTAGCCTTGGCTACCGAACATAGCGAGGGGGTCACTCCAGCCGTAACTGTACCGCTCTCGAGCCTTGTAGCGAGCGTTTCCGGTATCGAAGTCTCCATCCATTGAAGTAGACAGAGCAGCACGGACGAAATGCTTCAGACCATTCGGGATATCCGTCTGCAAGAACCAAGCGTTGGTGTCAGTCAAGAAATGGTTAACTGTCCAACCACCCGGAATTGAGCCATTGTTCACAATCGCGTTCACATCGTTGTCAGTCGTGCCAACACGAAGCTGGGTTTCCAACAAACGGGTAGCTACGAACTGCAGAGCAGGCGGGATGATGAGCTTCTTCGGCTTTGCTGCAATCAGCAGGCCGCGTTCGTCAGTCCACAGGCTGATCTGGATAACGGCATTCTCAAGAGAAGTTTCATTAAGGTCAGTCGGAGTAGACGGGACGTTAGACAGAGTAGAACCATTAACCAACGGGTGAGCGTTAGAGAACAATTCCTTACCATCACCACCAGCATAGTTAGAGTTGAAACCGTTGTTCAGAACAGCGGCACCCTTAACTTCCTTGGTGTAAGCCATAGCACGAGCCAGCGCCTTGGTATAACGAGCAGACAGAGAGTCGTACAGGTTATCTTCGATAGCTTCTTCGGTCAGGGAGAAGCCCAAAGCAATGGTTTCGTGGGTATAGCGAGTGGACCAAGCTTCCTGTGCGGTGTCGTAAGCGATGGCAGAACCTTCGTTCTTAACAGGAGCAGCACCGAAACCGGAGAGCTTCTGTTCTTCTTCAAAGGAACGGTCAGAGCTTTCAACTTCAAACAGTTCTTTCCACTCTTCGCCATAACGATCATATTCCAGACCGAAGAGGGCGTTGAGGCCGGGGAGTAGCTCTTTAAGTAATTGAGCGCGTGAAATAGCAGCCATTGATTATATCTCCTTAGATTCCAGTAGCCTGACGGTAGAAGTGCATCGCGGCATTGTAGATAACCTGAACCCGCGTAAAGGTGCCATCAGGCAGAACACTTTCCGGCACAATAGAGACAACCCGGAAGGGCAGTGTGTTGGTCGTGTTGACTGAAGCAAAGTTAGCGGACACGGTGCTGTTGCCGCCTGCATTTACAAAAGTAGCAGGCTGATAGTAGCCGATGTTGTTACCAACAGTAGCCTGAGTCGCTGCACTTGCGGTGTAGCGGTCCCCAGAAGCATTGGTCAGAGTGATCTCGAAAATAGCATCGGGATCGTCAACAACGACAGCAACTGCATCAGAAGCTACGGTACCAGAAGCCCAATTCTGATCGAATAGCTTGTACTTCAAGGTAGGATCGGTGAAGCTGCATCCAAGGAAAATACCAACAGGAGCCAGAGCAAAAGCTGCCTTAGCACCAGAAGCGGTATCAACACGAGCAATGGTACCGGTGCTAGCAACAGTCACCAGATCACCAAAACCGATGTTCTGAGCATAGCCAGAGACAATCGGAATAGAACGAGTGGCACCTGAGTAAACACGCCCACCTAGCAGGTTTACCGGCAAAAAACCGGTAGGGCCGGGATTAAAAACACTAGACATAATTAACTCCTAAAAGTTTTTAAGCGGCCCTTCTATATCAGGAACCGCGACCAAAAGATACTTTCGATTGCTTCTCAGAAAAGAGAGGCATTCTTGGATCACTCTCACGCAGAAAGTTGTTATCAACTGACTGCATACCGGATTGGGTCTGGTTTTCGTAATACGCTTTCCGTGCCTTAGCATTTTCAACCGTAGTCTTACACAGCACCAATCCACCAATTTCGATCAGTCCAGTGGCTTGCAACCCGAAGGCTACAAGGTCATTCGCAAATTCGGGATGATCTTCGGCTTTACAGGGTTCCCAGCCCTCGCGTCGGGCCTGAGCCATATTGCGATGATCTGCTTCTCCCATCATGGATGCGCGTTTCCAGTGGAATACATAACCATCTTGCGGCTCCGGTATAGGAAGGTCAGAGGCGGGTCTCCAAGATACTTGACGTACATCGTGCTCCCGAGTTTCCATTGAGCGTGGGGGTCTTCCTACTGGATTAGCCATTATTCATCTCCTTTGCTGCATACTTAGCGTAAGTTTCTAACGGTACACCAAGGCGTTTTGCGATTGCCACTTGACTGGCGGTTAGCGTCACTTTCCTGCTTCCAGTGCTTCTGGAGGCGGGTGCCACGGTTGACGATTTGCGTGACTTTGTAAAGTTTTGCGGGAAAACTTCCCTGATGCGGCTGTCGATCTTCTGATAATACTCATCGGAAGTCGGATCAATACCGTTGTTTACCAGCTTCTGATGCAGGCCATACGCGAATGAGGTCATTTCCTCATCTTTGCCGAACCAAGGGTTGCGTGATGCCCAGTCTTCTGCGCGATAATCACGAGGTGCCGGTGCGGGCTGCTCATATTGCTGCTGTTCAGGTTGACTATATACAGGACTATTTTCGTTTTGTCTAGTATTTTGTTGCACTGCCGCTGCAATTTGATTCTGAAGCTGCGCTTTCTGTATAGCCGCCTCATTCAACTCGCGTTGTGCTTCCAGTACACCATCCGTATCGCCGGTTTCATAGGCTTTACGGTATTTATCTTCTGCTAGCTTTTGCGCATACTCAAGCTTACTTTGAGACTCGCGGGCATACTCCTGCTGACCCCAAGATAGCGTCTGTTTTAGACGCTCATACTCTCCATACACCGTTCTAGCGAGGCGCACCGCCTCTTCATTCTGTCTTGCCAGCGCTTCTTTCGCTCTTCGCTCATCATGAATCTTATGATTCAGCTGGTTAATGCGCTTCTTAACCTTCTCCGAGTAATTTTCGATCTCGTCTTCATGAGCCTCATCATCTGTCGCCTTTAATGGTTCTCGGCCTTGGTCTTCTTCAGGCGTATCGTCTACGACTTCAATTTCTACCTCGGGCAATTCCGCACCGACTTCCAAATCATCACCAATCTTTTCTGTTTGCATGAGTTATTCCTCAAGTTTAATAAGCGCGGTTAATTCCTCTCGGGTCAGACACTACCGCCTGTACCATGTCGTCGTTCACCATGACGAACTCTTTCCCATTCACGGAGAAACGGCTACCGGCGTAAGCGCCTAGCAAAACAAAATCGCCTTCCTTACACCACGGACCTGTAGGAAATTTTGCTTCATCCTTGTACGCCATATCGCCTACCTTCAACACAAATCCTACTACGGCTCCCGCTTCTTCCCGGCGAATAAACTCTTTAGGTTTAACAATGCCCCCTTCTGTCTTCTCTTCGATTTCGGGCTTGACGACGAGGATTTTATACCCCACAGGGTCTGGTAATTGCGCTGCCAGTTTGTCACTTGTTTCCTTTGTTTTGTCTACGTCAATGTTAGCTGCAGAAAGTGCGGCGTTTTCCATTAGTTAGCCTCTTCGTATTTAAGCAGGTCTTTCAGTCGATCACTCGCGGAGGTTAGACCCGTAATCACCCCTACGAGATGCTGATACTCAGCATAGTCCTTGATATGCCCTCTAACGAGAGCGTTCTTGCGCGTATCGATAGCTTCTTCTAGCTCCTTGAGTACTATGTCTACTACGTTCATTTTTTAGCCTTCGGTGGTTGCTGTGATTTGTTCTCTCCCTGAAACGTATTAAATGCTCTATCCTTTTCCTTCTCGCCCGTGTTGTATTCTCTTTCCTCGGCCTTTTCCCCTACCCCGTAGAGTTTCTCGGCTACTTTGAGTCCTACGTCGATGTTTTTCTGGGTGGTGGAGGTCTTATCCTTTTCTCCTTGAATCATCAGCTTGTTTTCATTGTTCATCATGGCAATCTGCATCTCGTTCTGCAATTTAGCCATCTCAATCTCGTACTTCTGCTGGATTTCCTGCTGCTTAAGTTGAAGCTCCTGCATCTGCATCTGAACAATCGGGTCTTGCTGCTGTTGTTGAGCAATCTGCGCCTGTGTTTCCGCCTGATTTCTTTGTAGCGCCTGCGTCGCTGCCTGCGCAGAGATGACGCTTAGCTGTCTTTCGGCTTCTGGATCAAGCTTTTGCTCTGGATCAGGCAGAGGCATACCTAGTTGCGCTTCTACTTCACGACGATACTGGAACGCTAAATGCTCCATAATATGGGCTTGTGCCGCCTGCATGATCGCCTGCGCGTTCGGGTTCTGTCCCATTGCTTGCGCAATCTTGGGGTCTTGTATGGCTGACTGGTGTACGGCTAGATGTGCCGCGTGATCCTGCTCAATAAAGGCTTTTACGGGCTTCTGATTCATAATGTCCATATTCTCCGACACTGGGTCGGTAGACACCAAGTCATCTTCCGTTTTGACGATCTTATCTGCGTCCTTGATACCCATCACCTCCAACATCTGGCGGTGTAAAACGGGCAGGTCATAAATTTGCGGAGACTGCTGAGCTAGCTGAATAGCCGCCTGATACTGAATAATCCTCTGAGCCATCGTTGCGGCATTGGGATCAGAAACAGGTAGCACCTCTACCATATCGTAGTCGGACTTTTTAGCTTCCGGCCCTACGTTGTACTCAGGCATGTAGTCGTATTCAGGGGCTGTGTACTCTTTAATAAGGTGAGCAATCAGCTTGAACTCTTGCGCCATCGCATAATGGACCCGCGCCTGCACCGCAGACATAACCTTGAGCGTCCGTTCCAAAATAGCTAGGGTAGTACCTACCGGCGCTTCACCCCCCATCGCATCAAACTTTACATCAGCTACCGCCGCCAGCCTGCGCCCTTCATCCACCACATTTTGAAGGAGTTGAAAGAGCGTTGCACTGGGCTCTTTATAAGGAAGAGGCATGATATTGTCTCGGATCGTGGCGCTTGCCACGTCCACATCGCGCCATTCCCCCGGCATAATCGGAGTGTCATCTCCTTTTATACGCATACCTTTGGTCTTGAGCCCTCCGGGAAGATTGGACAGCGTACCCGCGTCAATCAACTGCCTTACGATACTCGTAGCACTCTTGGCAAACCCGCCCACCAGATGAATCAGACCATAGCCATAGGCTCCAAAGCCGGGAATGTACGTGTATTGCACGAAATGCTGTTTAGCCCGTTTCAGAGGGTCAAATTCATCCCAATTACGTCGAACAGCGAGGATTTCTTGGCTGCTTTTCTCTATCGTAACCACATAAGGGAGGGCTATACCTGTGGGTTCACCCGTCTCATCATCTACATCCTCATACCCCGGAATGTCTAATTCCGTATGTATCTCTAGGATTCTGTATCTGTCATCGTTGATTGCACTGAAACCTTCAGCATCATCCTTGCGCTTCTGAATCTCATCTATGTCCTTGCTGGGCTCACTGAGCTCAATGTCTCTATAGAACCCTGCATACTGCAGCTTTTTCACCTCATTTGGTGTTTTACGCATGAGGTGCGTGACTCTCGGTGCGGTACGCGCATCGCTGGCTCCATAGGGAATATAGAGGTCTTCAGCGGGTACAAACATACTCACCTGCCTATTGAGGGAGGGGTCGAAGTAGACCTTTTTGAACGCAGCACCAGCTAAAGAGAGACTCCACAGCATCTTTTCGTGCTCTGGACGAAACTCCTGCATCTTTTCAGTCAGCTGGTAGTTCATATCCTCTGCCACACGGACAGCGGCCTCCTCATTCTCTCGCGTTTCCTTCCCCATGATCTTGGTTTTTACCGGACCTTGTGCCGGGAAGGTTTCTGCAATCATCTCCGCTTGGAATTTAATAGCGGCTTCAGTCAACATCGGATGGTATACACCGCATGCACCGTTCCACGGCTCAGTACGTTCTTCGATCTTCAGACCCAACAAGTCGAGCCCATCTACATAGGTCTCTTCCCACTCTCTACGAGCGTTCTTGTCATTATCGAAGTCATCCAACAAATCAGCAGCGAGGGAAGCTAACTCACTCCCCTCAATGTACTCGGCAAGGTTGGCATCAAACGAAGGCTCTTCCTCTATTTCAAGAGTGATCTCATCCACCAACTCTCCCTCTGGATCACCAATAACAATCTCAATGGGGCTATCATCCTCTTCCTGCATCAGAGGAGACTGCGGAATCATCGCCTTATCTACGTTACTCAGAGGAAGAATTGCCATTTGGGTGCCTGCGGTGGTGAGTTAGAGAATTTCGAGGAGCTTCTCAAGATAATGTTTGGCCTTTTCGTAGTCTTCCTTTGCTGGGCCTTTATCTCCAGCCCTCATTATATACTTGATCGCATTGCCTTTGTAAAAGCCGATAGCCTGTGCATGAGGCAGAGTGTCGATCACATCCCACGGCTGCACTCGTTTGTCTTTGTAGTGTGACCCACCTACTTGGTAGTCGTTAGCTTTTTTCTCTGCACTTTCTCTTTTTTCTGTTTCTTTTACTAATTCGTTCTCTGCATCGGCGTACTCTTCTTTGATGTACTGCTCCCATGCTGCGTATATTCTTGGTATTTCTGCGTGTATCATCTTCTCCTCCTCCTGTTGCTTAAGCGCTCTTTCTACCTGCCCCGCCATCGCTTCCACTATACCGGCTACCATATTCTCTCCTCCTTAGTAGTACGCGGCTTTACGCGAATATCTAAAACTAACATCGTCGTCCTCCTCGTCATGTTGTGTACGAACCATACCTCCCTTTCTAATTCTTGACAATGCTTGGCTAAGTGTGTCAACGTAGTCATCGTGCCGCCCTGCGGGAAAGGAAGCAACCTCTTCAACCACGTCCTCTGCCCAGCGCCGGTCTGGAGCCCAGACCTTTTTAGAGGCAAATATGTCAGCAATCGCGTTTAGTCGCGCAATCTTATCGTTCTTAACATTCGCTGCTTTTCTTGAGGGAGAGTATTCTTGCACGGGTATACCCATAGCCCTGAACTCATAAATGAGTGGCGCACCTGATGCCTTCTTTTCTATGATGACGCTATCTGGCTCATGCTCACGATACAATTCTAAGGCTTTAGCCTTCAGGGAAGGAAACTCCAGCTTGTCTCTCCACGCATCCAGAAGAATGATGTGCTGATTGTAATTGTCCTCGGGGTTCTCCCATACACCCCACAACGTCATCGCGGAATAGTCAGCACTCTGTTTGGCTTCAAAGGCGCAGTCAAAGCTCATCAGTGTGTACTCCACCTTCGGTGGCTCCTTCTCTTTCCATATCTGCCAGTACTCCCGCTTTATGATGGCGGTCTCGTCGCTGGTCGGATTCTGTTGGTACTGCGCGTTCCACTTGCCGGATGGAATCTCTGCACGGATGGCTTCTAGCTCTTCTTTTGACCAGTACTCGGGCCATAATGGGTTGCCACTCGGAAGAATGGCGGGAAACTCAAACACTTCCCACTGATCGGTTTTCTCGTTCTTAGCGGCATTCTCAACGATCTGCCCTGTCAGGTCTCGCATGGACCAGCGAGTTTGTACGATGATTAGGGCTCCTCCCGGCTGAAGACGCTGACGAACCCCCGATGTATACCAGTCGTAAACTTTGTCGTAGATGCCGGGATTGAAAACAGCAGACAGCGCTTCTGCTTCCGTATGTGGATCGTCAATAATCGCAATGTCCGCGCCTCGGCCCGCTAGGGCCGCACCAATACCACAAGCGTAGTACGTACCGTTATGGTTTGTGTCCCAGCGCCCCGCCGCCTTGGAGTCGGCTCGTAGCTCTACATCGGGGAAGATTTTTCTGTAATCCTCGGTGTCTAGCAAATTTCGCACCTTACGACCAAAGCCCTCAGCCAACTCACCTGTATTCGATACTTGCATGACTTTTTTATTGGGAAACTTACCCAAGAACCACGCTGGGAACAGATACGAGGCAAACTCCGATTTTGTATGTCGAGGGGCGAGGTTGATAATGATTCGCTTCTTTTTCCCTTCGGCTATCTCATTGAACAGTTTTGCAATCCTTCTATGGTGTGATCCTTCAATAAAATCAGACCATTGGGTTTTAGCGAATGTGAGAAAGTCTTCCTGCGCGGCTTCACGTGTTTTACGTTCTTCGAGCGCTTCAAGCAGCGCCTGTAATTTTGACTTTTCTTCGTGTGTAGCCTTTTGTAGTGCCACTTGTACAAGTTCTGGTGTGATCCCTTCATTCTCGGTCACAGCACCTCCCCCTCTATAACCTTCTCTTCACCTCTTTTTGCGATGCTCCGTAGGAGCATGAGCGCTTCACTCTGCAGTTCTATGGTGCTCTTGGTGTTGATATTGATTTCTTGCCGCTCCTCATGGAGCCCCACAATGCTGGTTTTTGCCAGAGAGTCTAATGCAGGTTTGCTGATCTTCGGGTCAGCATCATTCGCCAACTCAAAATACTTGTACATACAGAAGTTTTGCCACGCCTCTTTGGAAGCAGGCATCTGAAAAGCAAATTGATCGAGTTGGGATTTTAGCAGCCGTTCGGCAAACTTGGTCGGCGGAGGTGTGGAGTTCTCGGGGTCTACGGTTTTGAGTGTGACCCAGTTTTTCTCAATGGGAGTTAGCTCTTCTTTGGTGGGTAGGCTGCAGTTCTGGAATGATGGACGCGCAAAAACCGCGATAGGATCGCAGTCCCGTAGGGATAGCATGTCTTCAGTGAAGACGAAAGAAGCGTCATACTCTAGGTCATCCATATTGTCAGCAGGCCGCAAAGAACCAGAAGCCAAAACATAGCACAGTGAAAACGGAATGACAAGTAGGCTCAAAAATTTATAAAAATTTTAAGGGGGGCTAAAAATAAAAAGCATGGGGGTCATTTGTGGCGAGAGGGGGTGGGGTTTACATAACTTTACATTTTGGAAGATTTTTGTTTTTAGAAAAAATTTTGGCCTTTACGGTTGTGGATTACAGTCTAGGTGGACGGAGCGGAGTCCCGCTGGTGGCGCGGGGGGTACGGGATGGGTGGGGTCCGGGTTTTGAAGCTGGTGCTGGTGCTGGTGCTGGTGCTGGTCGCTGGTCGCTGGTCGCTGGTCGCTGGTCGCTGGTCGCTGGTCGCTGGTCGCTGGTCGCTGGTCGCTTCGCCCACACATAAAAAGAATGGGAGCGAATGACGTACAAAACTTGACGTGTCTTGACGCAACGTGATGGAATACTCTCAACGGTTCGGGACTGGCCCGGACTGACTAGCCGGAGACTAGCATGAAGGTTTCAATCATTCAGACTAACAATGTTGTCGGGTTTAAAGGCGTTCCCGAGTTTATGGTTATCAAAGGCGAACGCGCCAATGGTGGTTACCCTATAGGGATTGAGGGTAAAGATTGGGAGCGCCTAACACGGGAAAACCTAACCTTAGATGAAGCGCGTAAAATCGCTAACCTGCTAAACAAAACTAAATAATCTCAACGTTCGGGACTGGCCCGGACTGCTAACTAACTAACTGGAGACAATGACATGGCTAACAGGATCACTGATAAACACCTAAAAGGTATGATCGACCGCCTTAATCGTATAACCAATAATCCATTGGTTCCGTACGAACGAATAGACGGAAAACTCGTGGCACAAATAGGTTGTTACCATTTGAGCCATGCCTATGGTGGTGTGTCTCTTTATAGAATGTGCAATGAAGGCGGAGGCGTGACTGACGTTTTTCATTCAGGCCACACGACCAAGCGTGAATTATATGAACGTATTTACGCTTATATTAAGGGTATTGAAGATTACGGGATGCAATCATGAAATATGAAATTATCGCTTACGACGTGTGGGGAAACGCCCGCGACGGGTTCGAGGTTAACCAAGCTTTCCACACTGGCGATTATATAGACTTACCGAAAAATCCTAGTGACTACCTAATAAATAGGCGCTTAGGATTGCGTGGCGTAGTTTGGGATGGCGAGCCAGAATATACGCTGTATGGGACTGTTAAGCGAAATGGCTATCCTGCGCTCGAATTGCGCCCAATAAACAACTAATAATTGGAGATAACGAAAATGGCAATTTTAATCAATCGGAAAATTTTCAAGGCTATCAGCTTTTTTGCAGCTGATAATGACATTCGCCACTACTTAAATGCAATCCACGTTAAGGTGATAGATAAACAAGCACGAATCGAGGCAACCGACGGAAATGCACTGGCTACAGCCAATTGGACTATATCAGACGATATAGACATAGACGTCATTATTCCATTGCCTATAGTTAACCTTGCGATTAAATCCAAGGCCGATAGCTTCGCGTTACAGAAGCTAGAGAATGGGCAATTTAGAGTCTTTGACGTGTGGGGATTAGATTGCACTTTTGCCAGTGTGGAGGGTAGATACCCAGAAACTGAACGCGTCTGGCCTAGGGAAAAATCAGAATTATTCTCGCCCATTGCGCCTAAAATTCTCAACAAGGTGGATAAAGCCTGTACAGCCATAGGCCGCAACATGATGGCGGTTGACTTGATACCGTTTGGGCGAGGCCATGTCTATGCCGCATGGCCTAAGGGTAAGGGGCAGGATGAAAATGTACAGCTGAAAATGCTGACTATGAGCTATCGTGTAACGGCAACAGACTTGCCGAAATTCTAACAATTCACCACGTGCCATGGATGGCGCGCCTTTTGAGGATAATAACAATGAATAACGAAAATATAAAAGCATGGTTGATCGTGGCTTGTCTGATTGTACTTCCCGCATTGGTTGAGGTGATGAAATGAAAACACAAAAGGAAATGTTTTACACTGCGCACGGCAAGGCGGCCAGACTAACTACGGTATTCATGGGCCTAGTGAACGACCCAGTAAACCCCATAACGAATGAAGACTTGAAGAAACTGATTGCACGAAAACCAGAAGTTTACGGACGCTTCGCCGGATTTATCGGCAAGTTAGCAAACTGAGCTCTCTCACTGCCCCACTTAGGTGGGGCTTTTTTGTGTCTCAAAGTTGATACACCTACCCACCACACGAAAGCCGCTTAGTTAAATCCCCGCCGATCAAGGCCATTCTGCGCCTTTTGAAACCCGTTCTAGCAAGACGGAGGGAGCGCGAATAAAAAATATGCCCCTGTAAGCTCCTGAGAAGCCCGTGAAGCCACGAAATCAGTTTAGGGTAGGGTAGGGTAGCTCTAGGTTTAGAAACCCGTTCTAAGAGGACGGAGGGAGCGCGAAGCTACCGCTTTAGCGGGCGGAGCTACCGCGTGAGCGAGAGGATGGAACGAGCGCGGGGATTTTGTAATGTTCGTGCTGACTTTTTATGTTATACGAGAGCAAACCCTACGGAACTAGCGCGATTGAGACGATGTTAGCGGGGACAGCATTAAGTTAAAATAACGAATTTAGAAACGGCGCACTATCGCATAGGGGCAACGGCACTGGGGATTTTTTTGTTTTTCTATATATATTATTATTAGAATAGTATAAATATATATAATACTTTGGCGAATTTTTTTCACTAGACCGATCGGTCTAGTTCTCCCCCTCTCTTTCTTTCTCTCTATAGTTTTATACTTTTCATGTCTATTCTGATAATACTGCACTTTTCACCCCCGCCAAAACCTAGCAACCACGCCGCCTGACGTGCCATGCGTCAAATCCAAATTCGTTATTTTATCAAGGCACTGTACTCGCTAACATCAGCCTAACCCTTGACAAACCGGGCGCTTTACGCTACCTTAACCTCTCTTTTCAACATGAACATCGTAAGGAAAACATGAACATTGACAACGAAACCCCTGAAAACACGGGTGCTGTGCGTACTCGAACCATCACAATAAATCCCGATTTAGCCCACTCAGATGCCTTCACTTTGGCCGATTTGTTGTTTCGCTTCTCAGAGTGTGTAATACGTGTTACCTCAAAAGACAGAAAACTAACAAAGGAAAAGCTAATAGATAGCGAGACGACGCAAGACCTATGGATACGTTACGAGACAGACACTGGACAAGTCTACGTTAAATCGAGACAGTTCAAGCGCAACTTAGGCAAACCTTTACAACAAGACCTTAAAGACTCAACCCAATACATTGGGTACACCAACAAGCACTTCTATGCCGGAACTCCCTATCCAAGTCAACTATGTGCGTGTCACGTTTTCAATACAAAGATAGCCCCATCGAAAAGAATAGAAGCTTTAGGCCGACCTGCCATACCTGAAGAAAAGATCGCCTCTCACAGAGCCTACCTGATGCGAATGCACGGGAATGACGGCAGGCTAGTTGATGTGCTGATGAAAGAGTGGGTCAAGGACTACAACCGACCTAAGAGAATCGTCAAGAACAAGCGACCCAAAGCTGAAAACATTGCAGAGCAAAAGAGAACCACCAAGAAGTTAAAGACAAGAATAGAAGAGCTAGAGGCGTGGAGAAATGACATGCGGTCATGGGCGGGGGAGGTAAAGAAAGTGCGGAATAGTTTTGAGGTGGGAGGTGTAACAGGTTCTTATGATGAGAATGCAGTTGAGCCGATCACTATTTTTAAACTCCTCGAAGCGTTATCCATGCGGATACTAGCCAGCCAGACCCCCACACAAGACAAACCAGAGAAGCAACCACTCGATGCCATCTCTGAGTACATAAAACTCCATAAGCCACAAATACGCACCACTATCACACGCTTAACTAAAATCCCCTCCACCCCTCATACCGAAGGCGCTGAACCTGATCCAGACTATCAAACCAAACTTATACCAGCCTTAGTGACCCTACCCGACTATGACCCGCGTGACCACAAGCTAGAGACTATCGGGCGCTATGTAGAGACAGTGCGGCTGGATGGGAGTGGTAAGAAAAAGACCTTATACCTGCACACTGTGCCACTGCGTGACTACCTAGAGAAGCACTACCCCAGCCAGACCATAAGGCTCAAACATGACGTGCGCTATACGCACTCGCAGAACTTCAAGATTCACTCTCTACCATCAGCCTCCGGCCTCTATTGTGCCGTGTTCGATATGCGTAGAGGGAGAAAACCTACAGAAAACCTCAAGCAAAACAATGAGGTAGAAGAAAGTTAGAAAAAGTTTTAATTAGGGGTTGACACAACCAGACAAACATATACAATACCACTCAACGCCCCCACTCAGGGGGCTGCACCAAGGAGACTACGATGACCACACCGCTACAAAAAATAAAGATCACAACAGGGCTTCATTACACAAGAGTTGGATCAGGCAACATTCCGGTAGAGGCCACCATAAAATACGACATAGAGGATGAGCGCTACTACGTAGCCGAGGTGCTAAGCGAGGGTGTAGATATTAAGGACTACGTAGAGCACGACACACTAGCGGAGATTGCCGAGGACTGGGTACACGACCAGCTGGAGAGAGGACAATGAAAACAAGTGAGTTAAGCGGCCCCGCCCTTGATTGGGCAGTAGCTAAGTTGGAAGGGGTTGACCTGTTTGAAACGGAAGGCTGGGTCTACCCAGAAGATGGGGGCCGCGCACCCTACAAACCCTCAACCAACTGGTCCCAAGGCGGGCCGATCATTGAGCGAGAGAAGATAACACTTGTTGTTTATTGGAATGGGCTTTGGGTTGCCGAGCCGGAGGAAGCGCATGAATCGGTTGGTGAAACCCCACTCATCGCAGCCATGCGCTGCTATTGTAGTGCTATACTGGGGGACGAAATTGAAACCCCAAAGGAACTACAACCATGCCAGCAGCCAAGTCTTTAGCAGGACAAGTCTTCGGTCGCCTTACTGTTATTGAGCAGTACGGTAGCCGCCAAGGGCGTGTTAATTGGTTGTGTCGGTGTGATTGTGGAACGCTGCACGAAGCTGTTAGCCATGCACTTACATCAGGGCACACCAAGTCCTGCGGGTGCTTGAAAGACGAGCGCAACACAAGCACTGCCCACACCCACGGACACGCCAGAAGAAAAACAGGATTATCGCCCACATATCAGTCTTGGCGCGGCATGCGGACACGCTGCACAAACCCTAACGTCAAGTCGTACAAAGACTACGGTGGCCGAGGTATTCAGATATGCGAACGCTGGAAAGACTTCGGTAATTTCCTAGCAGATATGGGTGAGCGTCCTGATGGGCGAACATTGGATCGAAAAAACGTGAACGGTGATTACGAGCCAAATAATTGCCAGTGGGCAACACGAAAGGAACAAGCAATGAATACGCAGAAAACAAGCAAAATTAGGTGATGAGATAGATATACCGGAGGAACTGAAATGATTGAATACACAGTAAAAGTGTACCCATGCGGCACAAAGGAATGGTATCTGAACGGCAAACTCCATAGAGAAGACGGGCCCGCCGTTGAATGGCCTAGTGGCTCTAGGTATTGGTATTTGAATGGCAAGCCCCACAGAGAAGACGGTCCTTCGGCTGAATATGTTGATGGTAGCCGCGAGTGGCATTTGAATGGTAAGCGGCACCGTGAGGATGGGCCTGCTGTTTATTATGCTGATGGTAGGCGCAGATGGTATTTGAACGGTAAAGAATATACCGAAGACGCTTGGGGCCTGATGATTCTCAAGAAGAAGGTTGCAGCGAAAGAACTCACCGTAGCAGAGATTGAAGAACTGTTGGGGTATCCAGTAAAGGTGGTGAAATGAAAGCTTTAATCGGGATCGAAGAGAAGCGGTGCACGGTGCGTTGCGAGATCGTATACGGCGACGTGTATGTGATTTCCGTGCGAGACTGCCGTGATGGCACGGATGTGAGAGGGTATCTTGACCAGCGAGTGCTGGACCAATTGGCACAAGACTGGCTAGCTTGTGAGCAGGAGGAGGAGAGGGAGTTGGATTTTTAGAGGAGGCAGAAGCATGAACATCTTTGTTTTATCAGAAGACCCACGCATGGCAGCAATAATGATGTGCGATAAACACATAGCGAAGATGATACTTGAATCAGCGCAACTACTATGTACAGCTATTAACCATAAGGGCGGATGCACGCCATACAAAACGACGCATCTAAATCATCCTTGTGGATTGTGGACACGTGCAAGCCAAGAGAATTTCCACTGGCTAACCGAACACGCCAAAGAACTGAACAACCAGTACAGAAAACGCTACGACAAACAGGTCAACCACAAAAGTTGGGAGATCATCAAGCAAACAGTGCGAGACAATGCGGAAATCATCCGCAGCCTACCAGATATAGGCCCCACGCCCTTTGCTCAAGCCATGCCGGAAGAGTTAAGGATCAAGGACAACCCCGTTGCCGCCTACAGAAATTATTATAAGACCAAGGGCTTCGCCCGATGGGAAAAAAATGTAGCTTGTCCGGCATGGTGGGGATAGAATAAAAAGGGCGTCAGCTGTGAGTGGCCCTCCATGTGAAATAACCGCAGCAGGTAGTGAGAAGAAATTCTTTGTGGCGATAGAAAGCCGCAAGTCTCCAGCTTCGGCGCTATCCCTCCGGGGTGCAGGTCAACCCCAACTAACACACGGCAGACTATGTCTGCCTGAACATAGGAGAACGGGTTTCACCATGAAAGAAGATGATTACGTTCGATTAGAATTGTTTCTGGAAGGTATGGAGCGTATAAAAGACTTCTGCGAAGGCGTAGAAGCGTGGATGAGTGAACTGGAGCAGAGGCTAAGCAAACTGGAGGAACGAAGCGATGATGACCTTAAATAATTTTCGGGTGCAGGAAGAACTGTTAAAATTAGAAGGTGCGACAATCCATCACACGCCGACGCACACGGTAGTTACACGAGGAGACTACAGCTGTCATGTCAGCAACATACGCAAAGACGAGAAGGCCCCATCCCACAAGTTTCTGTGGGACGAGAAGAAGAACGGCAAGCCGTTGAGCCCCAAGCATCTTGTGTTGAGAGCTCAGGTATCTTACGCACTGGGGAAAGCTGATGTATGACTTTTACGACTTGGAAGACCTTGTATTTGAGTGGGCTAGTGAACGAGGGATCATCAAAAATGGCACAGCAATGGCGCAAGCCATCAAGACAACAGAAGAGGTTGCCGAACTACTCAAGGCCCTGAGCAAAAATGATAGAGCAGAAGTGCGAGATGCCTATGGTGATATTCTGGTGACTCTTATTATAGGTGCAGCTATTTCAGAAGTGGATTTGGTTGGTTGTTTGAATGATGCCTACGAAACCATCAAGGACCGCAAGGGCTATCTCACCCCGGATGGAATTTTTGTAAAGGAAGAAACATGAGCAGGGATAAGATAACCGAAGCGTTCAACGAGTGGAGGCAGGATGCCATGAAGGACTTGAACAATGTGCCGAACCGATGGGAAGCCTTTTTAGCAGGATGGGAGGCAGCAGTAGAGTGGTATGTAGTAGAAAAGCAGGAGGCCACACCCGAAGAAATCAGAATAAGTAAAGGCGGGACATGAACGATGAAAAAAAGATTCTGAAGCGCTGGAGTTTTCTATTAAGCGGACAGGTTGTTATAGCCCCAGCATTGGATGAAGACGGAGATATAGATTTCATGATAGTTGAATCAGAAGATTATTTTGCCAAGTGCTATAGCCCAGATGATGTGAACAATGCTGTTGATATAGCCATGTACAAGGCTGAATTTTCTGATGCGCGGTATGAGTTGATTCATTGAATTGATTTGTGTATAATAGACCCCAGCTGTAGCAGGCGTGTACGGATGTGAAGAGTTCTAGTGTAATGGCATCGTGTTTGGTGGTTGGGTTCTCCGTTCCCTCTGCTACCCGCTAGGCGCGGTGCCTCCCTATACTGGAGAAATGTATGCTGACTCAAGAAAGATTAAAGGAACTATTATCGTACAATCCTGAGACGGGTGTGTTTGTGTGGAGAACGCGCAGAAGTGGGATTAAGGTAGGGGTTCTTGTTGGCAGCCCTAATGCAGACGGGTATTTGCGAATAATGGTAGACAAAAAAAGGTATTTATCGCATAGATTGGCTTGGTTTTACATGTATGGGTATTGGCCCGACAAGCAAATAGACCATATAAATAGAGTGAGAACAGACAATCGAATAGAAAATTTAAGGGAAGCCACCCCACTACAGAACACATGGAATCTAAGCATAAGGTCATACAACACATCCGGGCTTACAGGAGCAAGCGTACATAAAAAATCTGGTAAATGGATAGCTCAAATATCAATAGCTGGACGTAAAAAACATTTAGGGTTACACGCTACGGCAGAAGAGGCGCACATTGCCTACTTAGAGGCTAAAGAACAACATCATAAGATAGGAGCAGAGCAATGAAAGTAGAACTGATTGACAGCATGGGCTCAGACCTAAGCGTGATAGACGCGGCACGAGTCAGCTTCGATAAGAAGTCTGAATGGGAGATGATGAAGGATACAGATGGTACGGTACACAGGGTGCTGAACAACAAAGATGCGCGGCTTATCAAATATTTGGCAGAGCACAACCACTGGACGCCCTTCTCACACCCGCAGATCACACTCAGAATAACGGCCCCGCTGTACGTCAGATCACAACTTTACAAACACAAGGTGGGCGGCACAGAGAACGAAGTTAGCAGAAGATATGTGAATTACATACCCACCCTCGACGTGCCAACCAGATGGCGCAAGGCAGCAGAGAATGTGAAGCAAGGATCGTCTGATGAGCTAGTAAAAATTGACCCCTCGATGCAGATTCAGATTGACAAGTGGCAGGAAATGACTACACTACTGTACCAAGACCTCCTACTTTTGGGAGTGTGTGCTGAGCAAGCAAGAGCCGTGTTACCCGTGTGTAGCGAGACTTCATGGGTGTGGACAGGGAGCCTGTATTTCTTCGCTAGGGTATGCAGATTGAGACTAGACCCTCATGCTCAGCGTGAGACGAGAGAAGTAGCAGAAAGAATTAGTAGCATCATGAACGAGCTTTTCCCAGAGAGTTGGAATGTTCTGATGGCTTGAGTCTACGGGTGCTGTTGTAAATCCTTTTAACAGGGGTTCAACAAACGACTTCAGCACCCACCCTTTTATGCCCCGGTCCTTATTTTTCATACCCGTTGGGTATGGGGAGTTCGATCAAAATCTACCGGGGCTCCTATTCTGGTCATAAAACAAACGGAGAAGCAATGGACACTATAACAATCGACGGCATTGAATACGCACCCGTAAAAAAGCATGAAGGTAATCGTGCTGTCATAGTCGTAGATAGGGGTTGGATTTTCGCTGGAGATGTAGAGCGCAAGGATGGACGAATCTATCTCACTCGTGCTGTTTGGGTATTCAAGTGGCACTCAGTAGGTTTCGCCGGAATGATAAAAGATACATCACATGCTGACATACGCCCTTGCGAGGATGTTGAACTGCCGGAAATATCGGAGATTTTCTGCGTTCCAGTTCATAAGGATTGGGGCCTATGAAACTGATAGGCAACGGCTTCGGCGACGGCTTCGGCATCGGCGATGGCCACAGTTTCAATGAAGGCAGTCGCCACGGCCCCAGTTTCAATGATGGCTACGGCATCGGTGACGGTTTCAATTACGGCTACTGGATGGGCGCTGACTACCAGAAAAACCACGACGGCGTTGACGGTTACTGGGACGGCGACGGCTACGGCTACGGCTACGGCAACAGGAGCGGCAACGGCTACGGCAACGGCTACGCCTACCAGTATAGCAACGGCGGTGACGGATATGGCTACGACGACGGTCGAGGATATGGCTACGGCGAAGGCACAACACACAACCGCGATAGGCGTAGATAAAGAACCCCGCGAACGACGCGGGCCTTACATGGAGAAAGCAATGGACACTAAATTGATCGTGAACAATGAAGACCTGCCTGCGGGCATTCTCTCCAGCGCCGATATAGCACCCCACACTTTCGTTACATTCGGGAAACAGGATAACCAGGAAATCATGAGGCTCGACAAAGAGGGGATGATCTTCATGGGTGTCCGCATCACAGACGCAGGTGAAGCCTACGCAGCATGGATGGAAGCGATGGCAATGATGCAGGGGAAAGCGGGGAGGAATAATGGCTGATTTCGATCAGTGGTGGAATAACGATGAATCTATTCAAAATAACGCTGATACACTCAAGCAGCGTAATTACTTGATTGACCAAGTGCATCACATTGCACAGTCAATCGATAATGAGATGCCGGACATGGCACTGATGAAGATCAGACAAACAATAGGTGTAATCAAGGAATGGAAGACTCAATAAGCGGAGAGCAGCTATTTATATCACTGACTATTATCGCAGTATTGATTGCATTTGCAATGCTGTTGATAATGAAAGCAACTGATGACGATAACAATAGATAAAGGTGTTAAAATGATCTCATATAGAGTGACCGTTAATGATAATGGTGATCGTTATTGGTATTACAATCTCAAACTACATAGACAGGATGGTCCTGCTGTTGAATGCCTTGATGGTACTCGTCGCTGGTATTTGAATGGCCAAGAATATAGCGAAGAAGAATATACTTTGGCGCTTAGCGGAAGGAGAAAGCGAGGAAGGAGAAAGCAATGAGCGAGCACACGCCGGGGTCTTGGAGGGTTGAGAAAGCGCATGATTTATGGGCGGAAATTCGGTCTGGATACGGCCTTTCCAACTTTATGATTGCGGATTGTGTCAATCCAGCAAACGCCAGATTGATAGCCGCCTCGCCTGATCTTCTTGCCGCTTTAAAAGCATGTGATGAAGCGATGGAATACATGAGCGAGTACGATTCTATACCTATCACACTACCGGGTCAGGTAAAGGCCGCGATAAGAAAAGCAACGGGGGAGCAACAGTGAGCGAATCATTTCAGACATTAGAATTAAAGGTCCTCCGATGGGCAGAGGAAAGGAAGATCATCCCTAATAGTAACCCGCTGGCTCAGGCTATAAAGACGCTTGAGGAAGTAAGCGAGTTGCTTACTGCGCTAAATCAGTGCAGTGTAGATCGGGAGTGGTTTCAAGATGAAGCGAGAGATGCCTATGGCGATATCCTTGTCACATTGATAATAGGCGCTGATTTATTGGGGACAGACTTGCGAAGTTGTTTAGATGATGCTTATGAGATGATCAAGGATAGAAAGGGATACTTAACCAGCGATGGTATCTTTGTGAAGGAGGAAAGCAAATGATTAAAGATTTTGTAGATCGGTTTATGCAGAACAAGGACGCACTGCGGACCAAGTTTGAAGCAGATTTCCCCCGTGAATATAGGGACATTGTTAAGGCGGTGGTGGAGATCATCACAGCTAAAGAATACACCGCCCATGATATTGACCCAGAGCGTATCCATGAGATCGACGATGGGGATTACCAAGGTACATTGGTCTATGTGATCGGAACGAAAGGCTATCAGCCATCCAACTATTACTACGTTAAAGTCGATTATGGTTCTTGCTCTGGGTGCGACACGCTACAGTCTATTGAGTCTGAACATTCCTGTGCGGCTGACAAAAAACAATCTATCGACGACCTGATGGCGCTGGCCCTACACATTGTGCAAGGGCTTAAAAAGATGGGGGACGAAGAATGAGCAACAGACTACTAACAAAAGCCGAGTTTCAAGCTCGGTGCAAGGAGTTTGCTGACAAGTTTAATGCTGACTTAACCCCAAAGAAAGTCTGGATCAGCGATATGGGTGGATGGTTTGCTACTGAGAGTTCTTGTGATATTCCCTATATACGTGCGGATATTGTTGACCAACTGGTTGATGTGATGCAGGAATGTATTGACGGGATGATGGAGTTTTACGAGCTTAACAAACAGACCTTAAAAGCCAAAGCCGTATTAAAAATTTTGGAGGAATAACAATGGACAATAAACTTGACGGCTCTGCCCCCATAATTACGCGAGGAAAGGTTTTTCAACCGACGCCAAGGCTCAGATTTATTGATCGCTCAACAAATCTGCGTATTGATGAGCATACGGCAATAAAGGTTAGAGTTCTTCAACAGAAATGGGCTGATATGAACTCACAAGAATCAGAGTGGCGAGATGTGCCGCTTGAGGAGGAAGGCGAATGATTAACGCAAACGAACTGCTGAGACGGGCGCTTGATGAGTTAATTGCTCAAGACGGAACAATATGCCAAGAGTTTTGCACATCGGAAACATGGGATAGCCCACAAATAATCCAAGAAATCCGGGACTTCCTAGCCGCCGAGACAGAAGCGGAGCCGATGACGGAAGAGAAAGACTGGCTAATTGAAATGATTCGATTCTGTGAGCAACAGATAGCAGAGAGGAAGAACCGTGAGCTCCCTTGAGCGAAGGAAAGATGCAAGCCCTGCGTATTGGGTCAATGCTTTTGGTGTGTTTAGAGAAGTCGCCATGCCGGGGCATCGTCCTTTGTACTGGGCGAAAACACCTTTACCTGTGGTGCGTCTGGCGGAGTTGTGGGAAGAGGCAGAGAGTCACCCTAAACGATTTGCTAGGTTGATTGAGAAGGAACATGGAATACAGAAAGATGACACCCCCCAAGACAACCACATGTAAAGTCTGCGGAGAGCAGCACAAGATCGAGCAGTACAGGTCCGTGCAGTTTTATGGGTGTCCCAAGACGGGGCGCATTTATTTAGTACCAAAAGAGGGAAAGAAATGATTGAGTGGATGATTGCGGTAGGCGTGGGATTGCTGGCGTACTTTGCTGGGCGATTCATTTGGTGGTCATTGAATGACGAGGCATTCTTTGATGGCGGGTATTATGAGGAAGAAGAAAAGGAGAAGAGCGATGATTAGATTTATACCAAAGAGAAAGATAGGTGAGATCGTGCGGATTGATAGGAAGTTTTACAAGGTGCATGAGGCGTTGTTTGGTTTTGTGAAGCTTTTCAGGTATCATTCTAACCGCCTGCCCCAAGGCAGAGAACAATACGGTTCAGAGGAGAGATTGTGGAACCATCACCATACAAAGCAGAGCTACATCCAGAGTGGAAATTCGTGGATGAATATCCACCACCCATAGGAACAAAAGTCCTCCTGCTTACACGCTATGGCTCAGCCATCATTGGGCACTACTACAGAGGAGGTGAATTGGTAGCATGGACAGGATTGCCGAAGCTACGCCCAGACCAGAAAGAGAAAATGAATGGCTACATACAAGGTACGATCCCTGCCCCGTGACATAGCGAGGTGCGAAGGAAGCAATTGTAGACAGAAGGATCAGTGTGCTAGGCACACGCAGATAGAGAAGGATAGAGAGTTTAGAATAGACACAACATGGATTGTGTACGCCGACGCTTCGCGGAACGAAGTTGATTGTGATTTTATGATAGGAGAAATGTGATGAGTACACGAGCAAAGAAAAAAGTAGAAGCTACGCCAACCATTTCCGAACGCACAAGGGACGTGCTTAACAGTGCGTCAGACAAGCTGACAAGGCAGGAGATACTAGAGCGGTTGGATACAGTGACAAGAGAGCAGCTAAGAAAGAGCCTGAACAATCAGGTGAGTATGGGCTACCTTGGCATTGAGCACGATCATCTTGGAGTGCCACGTTACTATCTGACAGGGAAGCTACCTGACCAGAACACCCCTGCATACCACAGCCGAGGCAAGAACAACGGCATAGTCAAAGCGAAAGCCGAAGAGCGCATAGCCAAGAAGGAAGAGAAGGACAACGCACCGTCCGATATCAATAAGATAAAAGAAGAGCTAGGCACAGAGAAAATACCCTTCAACTATCAGGAGGCTTACACTCGTGGGTACAACGATGCGATGTTCCACAGCCACAGGGATGCGTACAATGCTGGAAGGCAGAGTGTCCTGAAGGGCCTGCTCAAACTACTCAATATCAAAGGTGAGGTGCTGCTATGAAGCTGTTTATTTTATGTGTTGTTTTGTTTTCTTCTTCGGTCCAATCGGCCATGTACATTTTCCAACCGGGGAAACCAGTTCGGATGATCCAGAAGAACGGCAACAACACCACGATGCTGAACATGGGCAACGGTGAAGTCACTCAGATCATCGACATGGGCGGTGTCACTGCAATTTCTGGAGGTGGTAGACCTACGTCATTCATCATGGATGGTGGCGAGTTGGGCCGGTCTGTAGGGGGTGAGGTGGTCCCTGCACTGGACCCGAACACAGGGGATGTAGAACCAGAAATCAATTTACGCCCGCAGGGTGTTGATGTAGAATTTGAGGAGTGGCAGTAGCCACAATCACGGGGGTCCGAAGGCATAGCCACCCGCATGAAGGGTCGGACCTCCACCACCAGACACTGCGCTGTACGCAGCTGGAGAAGAGAAGATGGCTATTGAAAAGGTGTCACGAGCAGATACGATTACTGTGCGTTTTACTAATGAAGAACGATGGATGTTAACGTTGTATTCAAGGATAACAAGAACTCCCCTAAGCCGGTGTGTAAGCGACATAGTAGTGGAGCATGTAAAATCAAACAACGCTAAAGAGATAAGTAGAATTTTAGACGCTTACTCTATCTATGAAGTTTGTAACGTGTTAGCTCTTGGGCGTATCGCGCCCCACTTGCTGACGGTAGAAGAGGAAAAGGGGTTAGACATACTGCAGGGGTTGGGGGTGTGGGGCGATGAATTTTGGAATACCACATTTCCAGCATTGGACAGTCTGTGGGCTAAGGTCAAGGAAGTTCACTATGTAGGCGACATAGCCGCTATAAGAAAAGAAGCGGAAAGGATAAAAGAAATATGGACAGGAACGCTAAAATGACAGCTGAAATCCTACAGTTCACCCCGGTAGAAGAGCACACACCCACGGAAGAGGATCACTGTTCATTCTGTGGAGTAGATAAGAGCAATGCACTAAAAGGCAGACTCGTTAAAGGGCCAGAGGCCATGCTGTGTATCCGCTGCCTACGGCAGATGAGCGCTATGTTGACGGCAGATGATGGAGGGTTAGTAGCATGACACCTGAAGCCAAGGTCAAGGCCGAAATTAAGAAAGTCCTCCACGAACTGGGTGCTTGGTATGCGATGCCGATGGGTACAGGGTACGGGCGCTCAGGGGTACCTGACTTTCTTGTTTGTTTAGGTGGTGTGTTTATTGCTATCGAAGCTAAGGCAGGTAAGGGCACAACCACCGCACTGCAGGACAGGGAGCTAAAGAGAATAGGTGAGGCAGGAGGCATAGCGTTGGTAGTCAATGAGGAAGGACTGGATACACTGGCTAGAGACTTGAAAACATTTGTGCGGGAGCGAGGGTGATGGACCTAGCGGTGGTTGACTACGAAACTTTTTATGATAAGGACTATTCCCTCTCCAAGTTAAGCACAGCCGCATATATACAAAGCCCTCAGTTTCGGGTGATCGGTGCAGGGATAAAAATCAACGAAGCGCCAACCGTGTGGAGGGTAGGCGCGCAGGTAGGGAATGAACTGCATAGAATAGACTGGAATAAGACAGCGCTCCTAGCACATAACAGCGTCTTCGATTGCACCATACTGACATGGAAGTATGGGATAAAACCCAAGCTTGTATTAGACACGTTAAGCCTCGCTCGTGCGGTACACGGCACTGAAGTAGGTGGGAGTTTAGCAGCGCTGGCGAAGCATTATGGGATAGGAGAGAAAGGGACCGAGGTGGTTGCGGCGTTAGGTAAACAGCTAGAAGATTTCACGGAAGAAGAGTTGAAGAGATATGGAGAGTATTGCGTCAACGATGTTGAGTTAACCTACGAACTATTCAAAAGACTGGCCCCACATTTCAGCAAGAAAGAAATCCAACTGATTGATATGACGATCAGAATGCACAGCGAGCCTTCTCTACAGTTGGATAAGGCTGTGCTAGAAGAGAACCTTGAGGAGATACGCCGCAAGAAAGAACAAGCGTTACAAGACTGCGGGGTGAACAAGGAAGACCTCATGTCCAATAACAAGTTTGCAGAGGTACTGAGAGGGTTAGGTGTTGAGCCTCCTACTAAGATAAGTCCACGGACAGGTAAGGAAACTTATGCATTCGCTAAGAAAGACGAGGAACTGTTATCACTTCTTGAGCACGATGACCTGACGGTGCAAACAGTTGTCGCAGCTAGGCTGCAGACCAAGGAGACTTTAGAAGAGACTAAGACTATTCGGTTGATTGAGACAGCGGACGTGTATCCGCTACTACCTGTTGGGTTGAAGTATTACGGAGCGGAAGTTACAGGTCGGTTTTCAGCGGGGGGAGATGGGGGAGCTCTACAGTTACAGAACATAGCAAGAACCTCTCGAATCAAGGAGGCTATCGTTGCGCCTGATGGATACGTAGTAGTCGGGTTCGACTTGTCGAACATTGAGGTGCGGGTTAATTTGTACTTGGCAGGGCAGATGGATCAGTTAGATGTCATTCGTTCCGGTACGGATATGTATCGTGTGTTCGGCAGCAAAGTGTTCGGTGTTCCGTATAATGAGATTGACAAGCAGCAACGCTTCATCTCGAAAACAGCTGTACTAGGACTCGGCTTCGGGGCTTCAGCGCCTGTGCTACGTAAAGCTATTAAGTTGGGGTCAGGAGTGGATGTGGGAGAGGAAGAATCCATCCGTATCGTCAGTGCATACAGAGACCTGCATCCTAATGTGGTAAGTGCATGGCGTATGGGGGCTAATGTTATCGATGCTGTACACGAAGACTCCTACTATGATTATTGCCCCGGTGCCTTGAGTCTACCTGTACACGGCAAAAAAGGAGTACAACTTCCTAGCGGGATGTTCATCAAGTATCCGGGTCTAGCGCAACATGTGAACGACGAGGGTAGGCTAGAGTGGTCGTATGAAGGAAGACGGGGTGTAAAGAAGAAGATATATAGCAGCAAAATTCTACAGAACTGCACTCAAAGCGTAGCCCGTTGTGTGATGAGCGAAGCGATGGTGAGGATAAACAAGAGGTACAGGATCGCGTTGACCGTGCATGACAGTTGTGCTATCGTAGTTCCAGAAAGTGAAGCAGAGACAGCATACTCTTTTATGCTGGCAGAAATGACAAAATCTCCTGAGTGGGCTCCAGACTTACCGCTGGCTGCTGAGGGAGGGATAGGTAAAAATTTGAAGGAGTGCATGTAATGGTAGAAGAAAAAACGCTACCTACTGTTGGAATATCTATCGGTATTTATGATGACGCTGTTGAAGGACTGACTGTTATGCTCAACCTCAGTGAAAACGGATACAAGACAACATACCTAACGATGACCGCAGCTAGAGCTAGGCTGTATGGAGAAATGCTCATAAGCTGTGCAGATGCTGTCTACGAAGAGAAAGAGAACGGAGCATTTGCTCAATGAGTAAAACCCCCGGTGCATGGAGCTACAGTGGACTCAAGACATACGAGACTTGCCCTAAGAAGTACGAAGCCGAGAAGATCACCAAGGAAGTTAAGTTTACTGATAGCGAAGCTACACTGTACGGGAAGTCACTGCACCTTGCGGCTGAAGAGTACATAAGAGATGGTAAAGAACTGCCGGGGCAGTTTGCCTTTATTAAGCCTTATCTGGATAAGCTGGTTGCCATTCCCGGTGAGAAACATTGTGAACTAAAGCTGGGAGTAAAGAAAGATGACGGTCGATTGGTGGCATGTGATTTCTTCGATAGTAGTGTATGGTTCCGTGGTATTGCTGATTTGGTTATTATTGACGGGGCCAAAGGTTGGATCGTAGATTACAAGACAGGTAAGAGCGCGAAGTATGCGGATACAAGACAGCTGGCGCTTATGGCTGCTGCGCTCTTTTTGAAATTCCCTGAGCTTGAGAAGATCAAAGCTTCACTGCTGTTCGTTGTCTCAAAGGAGTTCATACGTGCAGAGTATGAGGCAGAGCGAGGGCTGGATATTTTTGGTGAATTGGCGGACCTGTTGACACAGAGGGAAGTGTCATATTCGACTGGCATTTTTAATCCAAAGCAGAATCCTCTATGCCGTAAGTGGTGTGAGGTTTTGTCGTGCGCCCATAATGGGAGAAACTAATGCCTCATAAAGACCCAGAAAGAAAAAAGTTATACATGAAGGAGTACTTTAAAAGACAGAAAGAGTTAGGCAAAGTGCGACCTAAGAGAGATAGAAAAGAGTACAATGCTATTTATTATGAGGCGAATAAAGACAAGCTTAAAAAAGATACATTGACTTACTACTACGATAATAAAGAAAAAATCAGTAAGAGTAAGAAAACGTATGCGGCAAAATACAGAAAAGAAAAAGCTGAAATTATTAGCGCTAAAAGCAAAGAATACGCCCAACGCAATAAAGACAAAATACGCAAATATCAAAAAGCATACAGAGAAAAAAATAGAGGTTTGATACGATATTACGTAAGAGCATACCAAACAAAAAAGAAACATTGCTCTCCTGTATGGTTGTCATCTTCGCACAAATGGATGATGAAAGAAATATATGCGTTAGCCGTGTTAAGAACAGAGCTTACGGGTGTTGAATGGCATGTAGATCACATAGTGCCATTGAGAGGAGAAATTGTTAGCGGGCTACATGTGCCTTGGAATTTGCAAGTGCTTCCTTATATTGATAACATAAGAAAAGGCAACAAGTTTACCGCCAACTAAAAGAGTACCAGTATGCCTATCAAACCAGAGAATCGCAACTACCGCCACGAAACCAAATTAGAAAAGGCCAGACCCGGAGCCCACGAAGCTCGGCTAGAAAGGCAGAGAGCCAGAAGAGAGTTAGACAAAAAGGGCGTAGATCGTACCGGCAAGCATGTGGCACATAAGAAAGCCCTCGCCAACGGCGGTACAAATGCAGACGGATACACACTGCAGTCGCCTAAGAAGAACATGAGTTTCCCAAGGAAGAGTAACCATAAACCTAAATGAAAGTTTCCACCCGTGCGGTGAAAGACCTTGCTAAAGAAGCAGGATTTCACGAAGAGATCATTGAGCGCAACATAGATGAGTTGATAGCTTTCACGTTCCGCATTGCTTCCAGAGAACAGAAGTGGTGTGCTGATAAAGTGAGGGCTTGGTATTTTGATAGCAGTCTCAATAAGCCCCAGTTGTTTGAATTGTTTGCAGAAGACCACGACATCGTGTAATCTTTCAGTTCGTTAGTAGGCCCCCTCCGCAGCCTTGATGCGGTTGATTTAAGAGGAAGATATGGAAATTGTAGCTAACCGTGCGGTAGTGCTGCGTACCCGCAATCCGTATAAGATCACTGAGGTTCTGCCTCAGTCGCAGATCGTTAAAGAGCTAGACACGCCGAAAGGTAAGGGTTACGAGGTAGCCGTGAAGTGGACGCTGGGTAACACCAAAATCCTGCACAACCTCGGCTTTAAGAAAGTACCTTCGCCTATAGAGTCTAGGTATGAGTGGCCGGGAATCTATAAGCCCTTTGAGCACCAGAAGGCAACGGCTGGATTTCTATCCCTCAACAAACGCGCTTACTGCTGGAATGAGCAGGGGCTAGGAAAGACTTGTAGCGTAGCATGGGCGGCTGACTATCTGATGCGGCAAGGGCTCATTCGGCGGGTGCTGATTGTCTGCCCTCTGTCTATTATGGACTCAGCATGGAGAGCAGACCTTTTCAAAACCGTAATGGGGCGTAGGGTAGACATTGCACATGGTGTTCGTGATAAGCGAGTCAAGGTCATAGAGTCGGACGCAGAGTTCGTTATCATCAACTATGATGGCGTTGAGTCTGTACGCAAAGAGTTGGCTACAGGTGGGTTCGACCTTGTGGTACTCGATGAGGCCAACTATGTAAAGACGAGTACAACAAAGCGCTGGAAAGTAATCAATAGCCTAATCACACCTAACACTTGGTTGTGGATGTTGACGGGCACCCCTGCTGCACAGAGCCCCGTGGATGCGTATGGCCTAGCCAAGATGATGAACCCCAAGAGTGTGCCTAACTTCTTCGGCGCGTTCAGAGATAAGGTGATGTACAAGATCACTCAGTTCAAGTATGCCCCCAAGCCAGAAGCGCAAGAGATGATCCATGCCATCCTGCAACCTGCCATACGGTTTACCAAAGAAGAGTGCCTTGACCTGCCCGAGCTACTATATGCAGAGCGCGATATCCCCCTGACTCCACAGCAGGAGAAATACTATAAGCAGCTGAAGCAGGACATGCTGATCCAAATAGCCGACGCAGATATCTCCGCTGTGAACGCGGCGGTCAACATGAATAAGTTGCTTCAGATTTCTAGCGGAGCGGTCTACAGCGATACTGGAGAGGTGGTGGAGTTCGACTGCAAGGGCAAACTCAATGAGATGCTAGAGGTGATACAAGAGAGCAGCCACAAGACACTGGTGTTCGTTAACTTCCGGCATTCGATAGAGATGGTGCAGGAGTTCCTCAACAAGCATGGTATAGCTAACGAGACTATACACGGTGGGGTCAGCGCTAAGAAACGCGCAGAGATATTCGCAGACTTTCAGACCTCAGACAAACCACAAGTGCTGGTCATCCAGCCTCAATCCGCCGCGCATGGAGTCACGCTTACAGCGGCTAATACTATCGTGTGGTTCGGCCCTGTTACCAGTGCAGAGATATGGCTTCAGGCGAATGCCCGTGTGCATAGGGCGGGACAGCGCAACCCCTGTCTGGTCGTTAAGCTAGTCAGTTCAGGTGTAGAGCGCAAGCTATACAAGGCGCTGGAGACTCGCACACTGGCGCAGAACACACTGCTGGAAATGTATAGACAAGAGATAACTAACGCTTGACACCGCTAGACGGTACTGGCATACTACACCTACGCCGCTGGTGAGCGGCTGAACTTAGGAGAATAGAGATGAGCAACGAGATCACGGCTGACCGTTTAGTGTCCGCGTACATCAAGATAAGAAACGCACGGAGTGTACTGCTCCAGAAGTTTGACGCTGAAGATGCAGAGTTGAAGATGCAGTTGAAGCTGGTAACGGACAAGCTGCATGATATTTGCAAGGAGACGGGGGTATCAGGGTTCAAGACCCCACACGGCACGGTAGCCAGAATAGTGAAGACTCGCTATGGCACGAATGATTGGGACAGCATGTATGAGTTCATCAAAGAGCATGATGCGTTCCATCTTCTGGAGCAACGGATAGCACAGAAGAATATGCAGACGTTCTTGGATGAACACCCGGACACCCTACCTATGGGGTTGAACAGTAACAGCGAGTATTCGATTCGCATAACGAAGGGGTAATGATGATTGACGAAGACACTGGTGCATCGTATGATGCGCAACCGCCTGACGACGAGATGCTGTCTGTAAAACAGGCAGTGGGACTTCTGGCCGTTTCCAGAATGACCTTATACACATGGAGGAAAATGGGCGTATTGAGCGCCTATAAAAACCAACGAGGTAGAGTTTTCTATAAGAAATCCGATCTGCTAAAAACCTACGAGCAACTTAACTCTTTAACGAGGATTTAATCATGTCAGAACTCACACTTTTCAGAAACGCTAAAGCTGTTATTCCTGCGCATTTGCGTCAGGGCACCGATGAAATGACTCGCCGGCTAGCTGGTGGGGGTAGTGGCAACAAGCGTATATCTATTCGCGGCAATGTGTTCCGTATGTTCGTAGATGGTAAGGAAGTTGCCAAAAGCGAAGAGCGCTCTATGGATATCGTAATCGTCAACGCCGCAGAGAATGTTAGCCGCCAGTATTACGAGGGCGTGTATAAGGAAGGAGAAGCCAAAGCTCCCGACTGCTGGTCAGCGGATGGCATCAAGCCAGACCCCAAGGCGGCAAACGTGCAGTCCACGGCATGTGCAACCTGCCCTATGAATATCAAAGGCTCTGGTCAGGGCGACTCTCGCGCCTGCCGCTATCAGCAGCGCCTCGCTGTAGTGATGGCTAACAACATCGAAAACAGCGATGTGTATCAGTTGATTCTTCCAGCCCAGTCTATCTTCGGTAAGGGCACAGGCGACAAAATGCCACTTCAGCAATATGCCAAATTCCTCAATGGTCACGGACTGGGTGTGCGCAGTGTTATCACAGAGATTAGGTTCGATACTAACTCGGCTACACCGAAGCTGACTTTCCGCGCTGTTGAGCCATTGGATGAAGACCAGTTTGCGATTGTTGTGGAAAAGGCTGAGAGCGAAGATGCTATCAACGCAATCACTATGAGCGCGGCTCAAATGGATGGGGCCAAACCCGCTGCTCCTAAATTGGCTGCGCCCGCTCCTGCGCCAGCCCCGGTTGTGAAACCCGTTCTTGAAGAAGAGGAAGATGCACCCGCTCCTGTTGTACGCGAGAAAAAGTCAGCAGTTCCCGCTGCACCCGCCAATGATTTGAATAGTGTGCTTGACGCTTGGGGCGATGACGACGAATAAGTAGTCGTCCTTTTGAGGGAGGTGCAAAGCCTCCCTCTTCTTTTCCCCATAGAACTCTAATAAAAGGAAGCGTCATGTCTAGGAGTGAATTTATAGACCACGTACTAGCCCCAACAGGTTATATCTGCATTGTGGGGTTGATGTACGACAAGTCAAAACCAGCGGTACAAAAATTCTTCCCGACGCTAGAAGACGCAGAGTCTCTGATTCAATCGCTGATGGATGAACAGCGTGAAGTCTATTTCGGCTGCGCTACATTCAGAGACCTCAGTGCAAAGTCCCCCCGCAGTGCTAAGAATATCGATGCCCTGAAATCTTTTTATATTGACATAGATTGCGGGTTCAACAAGCCTTACGAAAACAAACGCGCTGGGCTAGAGGCGCTAAACGCTTTTATTGTGGAGGCTGGCCTTCCAGTCCCTACTCTGGTTGACTCAGGTGGGGGCATCCATGCTTACTGGACCCTAGAGAATGCTATCTCTTACAACGAGTGGCGACCCGTTGCGGACGGACTCAAGAAGTTAGCCAGTAAACTCAAGTTCGACATTGACCCTGCAGTGACGGCAGATGGGGCGCGTATTCTGCGCTTGCCCGAGACTTTCCACAACAAGAACAAGGAGAACCCGAAGCCTGTCGTAGTCCGCCAGTATGCACATCATATCGACCTTGAGGTGTTTCGGAGTTTATGCGGTGTCTTCGATGAGAAGACCAAGATCAGTGATGACAATGACCCCGTGCTCAAGTCCATACATAACGGACAGGTTGAGTGCAAATTCAGTAAGATTTACAAGAAGAGCGTAGTCAAGGCATCGGATGGTAGCCGTCTGGTCAACCCGCAGGGGTGTGCGCAAATAGCTGAGTTGATACTGCATCAGCATGAACCGAGGATTGCGACTGAACCACGGTGGCGCTCTATACTATCTATCGTTAAATTTTGCGTAGACTGGGAAGAGGCGGCATACAAAGTCTCCTACCTTCATCCCGAATACTCACCAGAAAGCACATTGGATAAACTGGAGGGCATCCCCAAACCGCATACGTGCAAAGAATTTCAACGGCATAAACCTGAGCTATGCCTTAGTTGCCCAAACAAAAACAAATTTAACAGTCCCATTGCACTGGGTGTAATCATTGCTGAAGCAAAGCCAGAAGACAACGTGCTGGAAGACGTGTGGCATAGCAACGTCAAGGACTTCGTAGAAGTCGATATCCCCATCACCTACCCTAAACCTTGGTTGCGCCCTAAAGCGGGGGGTGTAGCTATTCGCGGCAAACTGCAGTCGATTGTAGGGGAGAAGAAAAAGGATGACGAAGAAGATGAAGAGCCGCAGGAAGCGCTGGTATACCCCAACGATCTGTGGGTAAAGGGTCGTGTCAATGACCCCAATCTGGGTGAGATGATTCTGATAGCTCATATCCTACCAAAAGACGGGATGCGGGAATTTATGGTGCCGCTGGCGGATATCACCAAGAAAGACAAGTGTCAGAGTATTCTGGCTGCACATGGTGTCGCTGCTATTGATCGACGTATGGACTTGATTCGGCGTTACATCACAGACTGGACTGCCTATATACAGGAAGAGACCGACGCGGCACAAGCGCGGCTACAGTTCGGCTGGCACGATAACAATACCAAGTTCATTCTGGGCAACCGAGAAATTCGCGGCGATGGGTCTGTTACCTACAGCCCGCCTTCATCCACAACAGAAGACCTCGTGGAGATTTACAGCAAGAAAGGCGCATTGGAACCGTGGAAGCGCGTCATCAATACCTACAATAACCCCGGTAATGAAGCCAGAGCATTTGCGTTGTTTGTCGGGTTCGGCTCCGCGTTATACAAGTTCATGAACCTCCCTAGCGTCATAGTCCATCTGACCAATACAGCATCAGGTGTCGGTAAATCTACAGCGCAGATGGCGGCTAACAGCATCTGGGGGCACCCTGCAGACGCGCTACTCAATGAACATGACACAGCGAATGCACGTTGGCACAGAACAGGCGTACTTAATAACATCGTAGTCACCATAGACGAGATCACCAACATACTGGCAGAAGATGCAAGTGACTTTGCGTTTAACTTCTCACAGAATCGCGGCAAGAACCGCATGATGGCGCAAGCCAATGCCGAGCGTAAGAATAAGACTACATGGCAGACCATGTGCCTCACGTCAGGAAACAACAGTTTGTATGATCTGATTCGTTCTTTCAAAGCCTCTTCTGAAGGCGAGATGTACCGCATACTTGAGCTACCGATCAACCGTGATACGGTGCTGAGCAAAGAAGAATCGGATTTTCTATTTCATGATCTGCTGCTCAACAACTACGGTGTGGCTGGAGAAATTTTCATACAGCATGTAATTGGCAATCTTGAGGATGTGATTAAGCGGCTGAAGACCTACAGAAAGGCTTTCGATATCGATGCTAAGTTCAAGCAAAAAGAGCGGTTCTATTCAGGATGTTGCGCAGCGGCGTTGGTGGCAGGCGAGATTGCTAGAGAGTTGGGACTGCATGATATAGACACAGACCGCATTCGTTCATGGGCATTGGATATGTTTGACGCTGTTAAAGAGACTGTCACCCAGAAAACAGAGGTCAATGAGATACAGACATTAGCTGAATATATCAACGAGATTAACCGCTCTATAGCGATTGTCAGAGGCGATCTACCCAAAGTCGATGGTAGGATTCTCCCCGATGCCGCAGCCTATATGCCCAATGCAGAACTTCTTGGGCGCTATGAACCTGATACCTACAGCCTGTACGTGGCGGCACATAACTTTAGAGAATGGTGTACTGACCGCAGACTCCCCTATGAATTGTTCAAGAATCGACTTATCGAAGTCGGAGTGCTCTACGGTGTTAAGAACGTGCAGTTAGGCGCTGGTACGCGAATGCCGGGGGCTAGAATTGAATCCCTTTTGCTAGATGCGCGTAAGCTGGGGGTAGACCTTGACAACCCTGTGAAAGAAGACTACTCTATTCCTCAATAGTTCGTTGCTCCTCACTCGCCCCCGCCTTTCACGGGGGATTTTTTTGCCTATTCTTCTATGTCCAGACTATAGAAGCGCTTGACTCCACGCGAAGCTAACTCGTTATACCATTTACGACGATCACGAATAGCGATCTGCTTACGTTCTGGAGTTAGAGACTTGTCATTCTGAATCTGGTCAATGGCTTTCTCAACCTTGCTCATTTCTTCAGCTATCTCGCGTCCAGCAGGTGCTGCATAGAATTTCTTTTTGTTCTCTGGATCAGCCATCAACCGCTCCATAGTATCCACATTACCTCGACCTTGAGCGCGAGTAACAGTATCGCGTATTGCACCTACGGCTTGGTTTAGCTCAAAGAACGTATCTACATCTCTATCACGCTCAGGCTTAGTGAGGATACCTTTAGCCCCACCCATTATGATAGGTACTTCACCCGGATATTTAGCAGGTTTACCCTGACCCTCTTCTAAGAACTTATCGGCTACAAGCCCCATAACCGTCCAGAGTTCAGTCAGATACCCACGCCCAAAATGCTCAACCTGTATCGGAGACACCCCGAGTGCTCTACCTAACTCAATAGACAAAGAAGAAGCCCCACGAGTCTGCTCAGTTGGAACAAGACGAGCTTGACCTGCACCGACAATATCGCGCCCTGTGTGGAAGTCAGTATTAGTAACTGCTTCTGCTAAAGGTTTGATAAGTTGCGGTATCGGTAATGGTGGAGCGAGTGTAGACCATGCAGCCTCTTTAGCCATTTTCTTAGCTTCAGACGGGCGCAGAGTGCCACTGTTTAACCTAACCATAAGTTCAGGCATGATCTTGGCTGGAAGCCCTAACTCAAATGGAATAGAGAACATCTGGAACGGCGCGTCTTCATCACCCGTAGGCCGTAACCAATTCATCAACGCATCGGGAGAGTTGATATAGTCTTCATCATCCTGCATCGCCAGAGTATAAGCCGTGGTGTACGAGGCGATCATTAAAAGCCTAGAAGCAAATAGCCTACGCGCCTCTGCCGCTTCACGACGATTCAGACCTTTACCCGTAGCTGCACGGAGCACTGAGTCCAAACTGTTTAACTGAGCAGAGAAGAATGGCACGGTGGCCCGAATAGACTGCAGTGTGTTGGACCTGCCTTGGTTGGCGAAGTTGATAATCTCACGAGCCCGCATGGTGGCGTAGTTCTTGGCATCCTCACGGGACATACCCTTCTTCTTAGCTTCTTTCAGAGCCGCCTTATAGACCTCAACACGAGTCGCAGCATCTGCTGCTTCATGTACGTGCATTACCCAGTCAGCGCCCTTTTTGAACAAGCCGGGATTTTTGTCGCTTATCTTTTTGAACCGCGCTGGATCAGACAGCGAGTCTATAGCCCCTACTACACCCCGACGCTTGAGCTCACCATACTCTTTAGATGCACCCGCGATAATCTTGGCAAAAGACAGCGTAGCGCCTATGGGAGTCACCATACCCGTCTTCGATACTACATTGGCATGGAGCGGGTCACGTATCAACTGGCGATACCAATACAGTGGATTAACCAAAGTCACCGCGCGGAAAGCCTTGGTGTACTCTCTCGCCGCTTTCATCAATGGGTTCATCAAAGGCGCAGCCGCTTGGAGTGCGTCAAGCGCTACAGGATCATAAATGCGGTAGTAAAATTCCTTACCATCCTCCTTGAACATGATGGCCTGCTTGTCATCACGGCTGGTACGCCTAGCGGCACCGAAAAGCTCCATATCTCTAGCAGCGGTTTTACGAGTCGCGTTCTGCGCGGCGGCTGTAGTCATGAAGGCATAGTGCCTCTGAAGATTTTCCAGAAGGTTGATAGCTTGTTCGCCACCTTTAAGCGCTTTTACGTTCGGCAGAGACTTAGCACCCCCACCCATCATTCGTACAGTCTTGTTAGGGTCACGCAGAATATCTTCCTGCGCCATGTAGAGCGGTATGTAGTTGGGTTTGGAGCGCCATTCTTTAGCCACATCCTTGGACACTAAGCCACTCTCTTCCCACAAGTCCACCAAAGACTTCATCAGACCGTGAACATCCTCCATGATTTTTTTGATTTCTGGATGCTCCTCTAGCCTACGCTTAGCTTCGGCTATGTCATCTGCGGTGACTAACTTCTCTCTACCTTCACCACCTATTTTGTCTTTGAGCTTATCCGCTTGTTTGGTGTATTTTTCTGCAAGGTCAGAAGCCTTCTTCCCTTCCTTAAACGATTGAGTCTTGGCATAGGCATTCAACTTTTTAGCCTTATCACGCAGAGTGTCAATGCGTTCCAGTGTCTCGGCATCTTCCTTGATAATCTCTTCGCCGCGCAACGCGCGGAATATCTCGCCTACATACACACGAGGGTTTTTGACCTTTACCTTATCAACGGCCTTGGTGATATTACTCAGATTCTTTTTTTGATCCTTCCGGATCATCACGGTGCCGTCGGTAGAGAATACCGGGAAGCCCTCAGTAGTCCCTGCAGTGATGACGTTGAAAATCTGGTCGTTGGCACTCCCCACAAGATCAGCACGGAGCTTGCCATTCATATCAAAGGTTGACTTGTCCTTTATCGCCTCACGCAGAGCGGCATTCTTATCAATCAGGCTAGTCTCTAGCCGCGTCCATGCACCACTCTTAATTACATCCGCAGCCGCATCCATCCCCTTACGCAGCACACTACGTTCTTTAGGCTCCTCTTCCTTAACGAGGGGTTTGGGTTCTTTGGGTGTGACTTCTTCCTTGACCTCCTTGGCGGTGGGCTCTTTTATCTCTACGCCTTTCTTGGAGGTTTCACGGAGCAGGCTTTTGAAGGTTGAGTCAAGTTTTTCTTGCAATGGGCGCTGTTCGTTATAACGCTTAACTTGACTTTCGTAATCTGCCTTCTTGTTAAGGTAATCGTTAAGTTGTTGTTTGAACGCTTCTTTTCGTTTTGTGGGTAGACCGAGCAGTCTAGAAACCGCATCTACAAATTTATCCCAAAGCGTCAGGCGTGTGGGGGGTGCCTGAGTAGGAGCCTCTGGTTTCTCTATTAGCTTGTTGCCGTTAGAGTCAAACTGTTTAAGCGTTTCTCTAAACGTAGGAGATGTAAGCCCGTAAGCCAGCACTTCACCCGGATTGTCCTTAATCGCTTCACCCCAAAACTGTTTGAGTTCAGGAGAGTCTAGCGACTCATATATCTGTCTGGATACACGGTTCAGTTCAGCGGCGGCTTCAGGATTACGCTGCAACGCAGCTTCAGTCACACCATGTACAAGTTCATGGACAGGTACATCTTCTCTTAGGTTAGCAGAGTCAGAATTGAAGTAGATAGTAGGCTTACCATTCTCATCCCATGCCGCAACAGCCGTAGTACCCGTATCAAATTTTTGGCGTATATCCCTATGCACCTTGTCTGCGGCTTTGACCCACTTAACTCCAACAGCACCTAAATGCGGAGACTTATTGATAGTGTCAGTGAGTGCGACTAGATCAGCGTCCGTGCCTTTTTCCTTGACCCGCTGAACAAGTTCTCTAGCATTCGTAGTATCCGCGTAGTCTTCTACCGCTATGGGTCTAATGCCTTTATCTGGGCTAGGGACTCTTGCTTCTCGTATTTCAGGGGGTTGTGCCCCCATATCCTTCTCACCCGCATCGAACTTAACAACATCGGCAACGGCGTCTTTATCGACCATACCTTCATAGGCTTTATACTCATCCTTCCATAGCTTCTGTGCGGGTTTGGAGAGGGAGGCGAAGTCAGGTTGTTCGGGAGTGCGTAGGTTATCCCATGCTTCGACGGCTTCTTGAGGTTTGATGTTTGATGGTTTGGGCGCTTCAACCTTCGGCGCTTCAACCTTCGGCGCTTCAATTTTTGGAGCGGCGGGGACTTCTGGCGCTTTTACTTCTGGAGCAGCTTGCATTTCGGCCTGCGGCTGCAGTGCTCCTAGCACTTTGTCGCGTACTTTGTTGTTGAACTCAAGCCCGCCTAGCTCTTCGTTTCGGCTCCCCTTCGGTATCTTGGCAGAGACAAGTGTTTGTTGTGCGGTATCTAAATCTACACCTGTGATACGGAAGCGGTTATTCGGTAGGTCTTCTACTTTGATCCCTTCGGGGATTTTGATTTCTTCAACTTGCCTAACTTCTGGTCGGCTGATACGAACTCCTTCGCCACCTTCTGGGGCACCCCTACCTTCTTGGCGAATTTCGGGTTGTGGCTTGCTGCCAACATCAACTTCTGCTGGCTCTTGGACACGCTGGGCACTGGGCACCTCCGGGGTTGTGATTTCTGGTTTAGGGGCAACTGCACTCATACGTTCTTCCAAACGTGTATAAGCTTCCGGGGCTATCCGCGCAGTGCTCTTATTAAGAATGTCCGTAATGGCTTCATGGTCTGCAGGGTTGTCTACCTCTAACCCCGCCGCTTTTATCTTCTTAACCACACCCGCCTTCGGTGGTAGACCCAGCGTGTCTTCAGCCCAGTGTTTGGGCTCCGGTTGTCTTACTGTGGGTTCTGGTATTTCTTCGGAAGCCACTTCAACGGTAGGAGCGGCAGGAGCAGTAGGAGGGACAGAAGCAGTAGGCAGTTCTTCAGTAGGGATAGTAGGTTGGGCAGCAGGTTCTTGAGGTTCCACAGGAGGAACAGTGGTATCAACAGGAGGAATATTGGAAGCAACAGCAGGTTCTTCACTCGGTCTTACTCCTACACCAATGCCAGCTTTACGTTCTAGGTCAGCGATTTCTGCTGCTTGTTTTTTAGCCGCTTCGCTCTCTACCACCTCTGCCTGCTCTGCTTCCGCAGCGCGTTGAGCCTCCAGTTCAGCCTGCCTCTGTGCGAGTTGGGCTTCTTCTACCGTACCCTTCTTAGCCGCATAACGACCTGCACCGCTCAGACCCCCAGAAACTACACCCAATGGAGCCGATTTAAGGAATACGTCTTCATACTCAGCTAGCGCTTCCGGCGTGTTAATAGGCTGGTCAGAGGCTACACGTTCCGCAATACGAGAGGCGACTTCGCCAGTACCCACACCGACAACATTTAGCCCAGTTTCTTTAGCGATGTTGCTTAGTCTGGAACCAATCGCTTTACTAGCAGCGTCAACACCTTCTTTAGCTACAATGTCTTTGATGTAAGCCTGCGCAGACGGAGAGGCAAACTCGCCCAGCAACCCTTTCAATGGGCCTAAGAACCGCATACCGGCTACGTTGACAGCAGTGGACACTGCCGCTGGGCCGAGGGTTTTCGTTACGTCGGGGGTCTGCCCCATACGTTCTTGTTCGGCTAGCTCACCACCGATTTCTTGAGCACCGATAGCGCCCACACCCGCAGCCATCCCCACACCGGGAATCATGAACGCAGGCAATGTAGCGCCAATCGACCCCACACCAGACGCAAGAGGTTCTACAAATTCTTTGCGAACCGTACCCCACATACCCATCTGTTTGGCTTCTTCAGGGGTGAGCTCTTGATACCGCTCTGCGGCCTTCTGCTGCCATTCACGTCCTTCTTCGGCGGCGGCTCTACCTGCCCCCTGCAATAGTGGAGATTCAAAATACTGTCCAGCCTTTTCAGTCGCAGCACCAGCACCACGAGCCATACTACCGAAAGCGCTTTCAGCGCCACTAATCATTGCTGGGAGAACACCCTTCTTATCACTCTCAGCTTTAGGCTGCTCACCAAAGGCATCGGGGGCTAGCTTACGCATACCCTGCAAAACCTGCTCATCGCTATAACTTAGCGGAGCGTCAACAAAAGACCCATCCGGCAGAGAGACTTGACGTAAAGGTTCGGCATCAATCCCGTTGGTTTTAAGGACTTCGGCTAGTTTGGTTAGGTCTGCACCGGGCTCCACATCTACCGTGGTGCCATCAGAAAGCTTAACGGTTTGGTAGGGGGACTGTTGAGGGGCGGTTTGAGGTGCGTATTGTTGTGCCCCCATACCTTGGCTTTGAACGCCTTGCCATAGAGCGCGTTGCTTTTCACTAAGTCCACCTTCCCAAGAGCCACCCAGCATACCAAGTCCTTGCCCCCCTCCAATATCGAAGTGCATGAGGTCAAGAGCGCCATAGTTTTTCTTACCAGAGAAGTATCCACCCCAACGGAAAGCATCGCCTAACTCTGGATACAATTGCTGCTGTACGGCACGGGCGGTTTGAGCAAACTGCTCATAGTCTCTAAAATGTTTTGGGTCTTGGTAGTCAGCTAAAGCTTTACCCGTGCGTTTATCTACAAGCTGTACGTCGATAGCATTGTGTTTGCCATGTTGTCGCTTGTCACCGGGGCGGTAGCCAGATTTGAACTGCACATCAAACGGGGTGTTTTGCGCGGCAGTACTAAGAATCTGCTGTAGGCGAGGATCAGTCTGACTAATAGGGTGTTTACTTACGCCAGCGCCGACTACATGAGGCTGGAACTCTGGGCTACGAGCGAATTGCCCCTGTGGTTGAGCCTGTTCTTGCTGTGGTTGATACCCACCAGAAAATAACTGATTGGCATATTGGATACGTTTGTCATCCCGTGCTTCAGCTTCGCCGGGGCGCTCATAATACTTACGGTGCGCAATAGCCGCTTCCGCTGGAGTTTTTGCTTGGAGCATTCGCTCAAGCGCTTTCCGTTCAGGACCATTCATTTCGGCCCATGAGAACTCAAGCTGTTTTAAAAGATCACCCTTACCACCAGCGCGAAGCATCGCTTCTTTACGTGGACCCATAGCCTGCATGATACCGTATGCCCCACCGGGGTTATAAGCATTTGGGTCTAGGTTAGGCCCAGACTCCTGCATCATACTACCAACCCATCCAGCAGCTATATGGGGAGGAACGCCTTTATTTATATAGAAGTTGTATGCTACTTGGGCGTTATCACTAGCACCTTTTCCTCCTTTTGTTCCTTGTGGAACATACCCACCCCCTTGCGGGGTGTATTGAGGAGCGGTGTAGGGCTCTGGGAGGTATTGGGCTAGCTCTTCTTCCGTGAGGTCTGTTTCAGGACCGTAGATAGAATTTAGGACTTCATCCAGTGTCGGTTCGTAAGCCATTTGCTAGCCCTAGCAGTGATTGATAGGTCGGTATTATAGCGTAGTTTTATCGTAGTTAAGTTCCATCGAAGAAGCCTCTTGACCGACCAGTGGGGGCGGCACTCCCGCCAGCAGGTACAAAACCATTTATGAGTTCTTGCAGCTTCTGATTATATATTTCTCGCCATCTAGCTAATGTTTCAGGAGTGCGCGGTTTACTGCCTAATTCTCTTTCCCAAGCAACATCAGCGGCTTTTTGCGCCTCGCCTCTTGCCTGCACCATTTGGTATTCATTCATACCACCGCCCGTTCTTTTAGCCTCAGCGCCTACATCCGCCGCGTATCTTCTAGCTTCCGCAGATTCTTGGGATTTACGAACACCGTATTCGCCTTCAAGTTTCTTCAGTGCTAGTTGCTTCTTAAATTCATCCGCTTCCGCAGCCGCCTTCGCCCTTTGATTGAGCACCATCTCAGCAGCTTTACGAGTGCCAGAGCCTTCCATTTCCTTGACTTTGAGCGCTAGCTCATTGAGCTTAGCCTGACGCGACTCATTCGCTTGTTCAGCACCTATCAGCCCAGAAGCTAGACCAGCAAGGCCCGCACCCCAGCGATTTTGAGCGGGGCCATAGGTACCCAGACCCAGACCTACCGCATTGGCCAGAGAAGCTATAATACCGAGATTGCCTGCACGGGCACTTTGCTTTTCCATTTCCCCCTTAATGCGCATGGCTTCGGAGGTATCGGTCTGCATGTACTTAGCGATAGCCGCAATCTGTTGATCTGCGGAGAGGCCACTGTTGACTATGCGGGCTACGCCAGCGTTATTGTTTGGGTCTAAGTTGACTTTCTGTCCTTCTTCGCCTTGGTCATCCACGATTATGGTGTCAGACGGGTCGTTATAGGAGCTCTGTAGGGGGCCACCCGTCCATGCCGCTGGGCTAAGTAGCGACACACCCGGACGCTCATCGGACTTCGGCACTTCTTTAGGAACAGGCGCGGGCGCAGGTATACTGCGCCCCTCTGACGCTTTGGGAGCGTTTGGTTGCTTTGCTGCACCTGCATCGGGCTTTACTGTTTTGTCTGGGGTCAGCATTTCTCCAACCGCCGCGAGTACGCCTTTAGTATCGTCAATAAAGCTAGGCTTCTCAGGTGCAGTAGGTATAGGTGCAACACCCATCAATTCTCTTTTTTTACTAGGAGAAGGTTCAGTAGTTTTGTAGTAATCTTTTTCGGCTTGCGCTTTTGCGGCTTGCTTAGCTTCCCAGTTAGGGTCTTTAATAAACGCCTTATCCGCAAGCCAACTACCCGCAGACTTCAACCCTTTTAAAGCCATTCCACCAATATCACCGGGGCCAGCGCTGTAGCGCTGCACATCTTCCTCCATTTCCGGGTTTGCCTCTGCTTCTGTTTCAGCTGCGATCATGGCATCTAGCTCATCATCGTTCAAATCGCCATACCCAGAGGTATAAGGGAAAGCTCCTCTAACTACACTACCATCTGCAAACCCTCTCATCCCCTCATAGTCTTCACCACCATCGTAATTGAAGACAGGTACATCATCTTCACCGGCATAGCCCATCGGGAGCATACTAGCCAGCCCGCCATTAGCGAAAGCTACGAGCCCACCAGCTGCATACTGCTGTGCCATTTCCTCAAGCCCCGGCTGTGCCAGCCCCATTTCCGGTTGCTGTTGAGGCCATTGATAGTATTGATTCATAACAGTACCCTGTGGAGGTGGAGGGGTTTGTAATTTAGTACGTAAGCTACCTTCTGCACCATCTAACCTTTGCGCCATCAATGCGGCTATGGGGTTGTTCGCCGCGGCTGTCTGCCGCTGCTGTGGGGTGATGGGTTGCTGCAGTGCCCTTTCAATCTCGTAGACGTTAGCGGTTTTCATAATCAGGTATTCGTTCCACCGGGAGCACCTGAGAGATTAGCAGCGCCAGTCCCCATGCGATTATTAGCCGCGTACCTATTATAAAAATCTTGCCCCAAGCCCATCATGGAGCCAGCTGTGCCTTTGAGATTACCGAACATGTCCATCTGTTGCGCCCAATTAGCATTACCTATAGCCCCTAAGCCTTGAGCCATGTTGCCCATAGCGTTAAAAGCGCCGATGTTTTGTTGGTTTCCTTGAAGCCCTGCTTGTTGGTTAGCCATCTGCGACTGCAGCCCATATTGAGAGTTGGCAAGGTTGACGTTTGTACCCAACTGAGCATTTTGAAGAGCCGCCTGTGTTCCCAGCGAAGCATTCTGCAGGTTGGTTTGATTCGCCAGATTTGCATTCAAAGAGCCCACACCGAACTGAGTCTGCTGATTAGCCAAAGCCGCTTCAAGTGCCGCCCGTTGGTTGGCTAGATTGGCCTGCGTTCCCAACTGAGCATTAGCAAGAGAGGCTTGATTCTGCGCCCCAGCATTGAACTGCCCTGTGCCAAACTGCGTTTGTTGATTAGCTAGAGCCGCTTGTAACGCCGCTGCTTGATTAGCCAGAGCACCTTGAGAGTTTACGCCTTGGTTAGCTAGCGCTGCCTGCTGTGCTAGTTGTGCATTGGTCTGCCCCGTACCGAAGGCAACTTGTTGGTTAGCCAAGGCCGCTTGAAGCATTTGCTGTGCTTCTTGAGACTGCACACCCAACATCGACTGCAGGTTCTGCACTTTGGTCTGATAGTCAATGTTCTGGTTAGCCAGCATTGCTTGCAACTCTTGCTGCGAAGACTGCGACTGTGTGGAGAGCTTAGACTGCAGATTCTGTAGAGCCGCCTGCTGCGACATGCTTAATTCCCCAGTGTACTGAGAGCGACCTGATTCGTAGGCTTGCTGCAACCCTCGCGTTTGAATATCTTGCAACTGCTGATTGTAGTTACGCTGCGCTTCAGAGCGCTCCAAAGCCTGCCTAGACCCACCAAACGCTCCAGCCGATACAGCCTTGGCATTCAGAGCATTCATCTGCTTGGTATAGTCCCTCTCTGCTTCGCGCTTTGAGATATCGATGACCCCCTGCATGTAGGGGCTCATATACTTGCCGGATACACCCTCATCGGTCCAAGACCCCGGCCCTGCCATTTGATAGGCTTCAAGCGCTTGAGTGGTGATTGGACTCGTACTATCCATCTGATACCGCTGCAGTTCTCTAGCGGTTACATCCTCTGGGCGCTGCATTTGCGAAGCGTCTACGTTGTACTGCCCGAGGTTCACTTGCTGAGCATTAACATCAGCAATAGCTGCCATTTGAGAGGCTTGAGCTCTTTCTGCCGCTGCGCGTTCTGCATTGACATTAGCAATACTACCCATCTGTGCGGCGGCGGCTCTTTCTGCGCTGGCCCTTTCAGCCGAAGCGTTTTGGTAGCTTACATCCTGCGGTTTATACCCAGCCAAGCCTTGCAACCCTGCTCCCGCTGTTCTGAACATATCTGCTGATTGCCCCAACTCGGCGGGTGCTTGCATCTGATTCAAGTAATCCAGAGTTTTATTAACCCACGGATCAGTGGTGGTTATGGGTTTGGTGGGGTCTACTCCTACGATGTTGCCTTTATCATCTCTGATATACCCCGGAACCACGCCATAGGTGCTCTCCATCCCTCCTAATTCAGAGATAACAGGCGCTGCATTTTTTACCCCCTCCGAACCTGTTCCAGCACTTGTCCCCGTGCCTTTACCTGCACCTAAAGCGGTAGAGTTCTTCAGAATACCTTTATTGGTAGGGGCTTTGGTGCCTACGTTGGTATAAGGAGAAACATCACGTCCTGTTTTCTGCTCAATCGTATCAAGCCGTTTCTTTTGTGCTGCCGTAGGTTCTTTGCCTTTAGCTTTAAGATTGGCCATTTGTTTTACAAACGCCGCTTGACCCGCATCAAGCCCTTTATCTCCTACCTTGCCTCCGTCTGCATAGCGCTTAGCCTGCATGATTCCACCAGCCGCTTTACCTTGCTTGGCATAGGGGTTAGCCACACCTACGAGGTCAGCCATCGCTGCGCTCTGCTGCTGTTTATCTAAGCGGCCTTGCGTCCAAGCATCGGGTCTGGCTCCCGGCATCTGTGGGTTTGGTTGAATAGCAGCGGGGGCGTCATTCACAATACCACGGCTACGATTGATTCGGTCCATTACATCTTGCTGTACAGCACCGGGAGGCATTCCAGCAAACCTACGCAAAGACTCAGGGTCCATCTCCATAACCCCCTTATACAGCTTTCTACGCTGTAGGGTATCTTTAAGCATGGGCGTGTAATACTGCATCTGCAGTCCCTGCATTTGCTGCTGCAGGCCGAACTTCAGCCAGTCAAGCTCGTTGGGGGTGTACGCTTGAAAAGTCTGGGATGATGTTGACGGGGGTACTGAACTGCCCATGATAAACCTCTTAAAAATTCGTTAAAGCTTGCGCCCTACTACGTGATACTTTTCGGCAAAACCAAAGTGCCTCAGTAACCTAGCCATTGACTTCCTGACTGCTCCCTCAACACACGTAGCCCCGTGTGTCTGCATTATAGTAAAAAGTTGCTGTAATGTATCTTTATTTGTGATGAACTTACCGCCAGAAGCTACGATAAAGGCCACTCTATCTCTAGGGCGATTGTAGTATTCGATAACAGCACAGCCATGAATCTGGTTCTGCTCATCCACCGCTACCGTAAGCTGCCATAGTCCTCTAGTCAGCAAAACCCGCGCTTCCTCTACCGTGTAGTCACCCTGAGAATGTTCAAACGCCTCGGCTATATATGTCTCCACATAAGGCAACGTAGACGGTACGTACTCCAAAGGTACTATCTGTACGGTGTTCATCAACCAGCCCGCTGCATTCTCTCCACAGCCCTACGCTCGGCTAAGCTGCCTGCACGTTGAGGAGGCTTTACACCTTCGGGGGGTCCATTCTGTATGTAGTGGGTGAACGCTTGTTCCAAGAACTTGGCCCCAGCTTTGGATGAACCATTACCAATCGCACTGACCACATCTGCAGGGATCACATACTGACCGTCCCGCATAGCAATACCACCACCTTTCAGCGTAGTCAGACCGCCATCAGAAAAACCTCTAAACGGGTTAGCAAAGGGACTACCTGACATTCTTCTACTCATCAATTCATCCTCTTCAGCATAGCGAGACTGAGGTCTGCCACCACCGCCCGTAGAGGGTCTCGGCATGGGCTCTTCTTCAGGAGACATAGCGCCTTTGAGCGCTTCCTTGCCTAGCTCCTTACTCATATCACCAAACATAGAGTCAGAGCCCCCGGTTGTCGAGGCTGCAGCTGCTTGAGAAGCTTTTCCAAATGTAGGAGCCGCTGTCCCTTTAGTTATAGCGCTAACAGAAGGTTCTGCCGCTACGACTTGAGCAGCGCCGGGGATACCACCCGTTGCTTGTTGGAATGCTGGAGTGGCTACTCCCTTAGTAATCTCACTAACTGATGGTTGTGCTGCAGTGACCGCTTGGCCCGCTTGACCTGTTATACCCCCTGCAGGCGCTGCTGCGCCACCCAATGCTCCAAGACCACTCATCAAGGCTCCACCCGCAGCACCGAAAAGAGCCCCTTGGCCGGGATCACCACCCATAGCCGCAGAAGACGCAGCACCTAATCCAGCACTACCCGCAGCGGTGGTTAACCCTGTACCTATCGTCCCTGCCGCTCCTCCTATCGTACCGCCTGCTCCTACAGAGCCGGGAACCCCAAGCGCCATCAATCCAGAGCCTATACCCCCAGCAATGCCTGAGCCTATACCAGACGCGGCTCCCGCCGCTGTACCCACTGCCCCGGCCAAGCCTGTACCGGCTGTCGCTGCCGCTGTCGCTGTCGCTGCCGTACCCACTGTACCTAGACCAACAGCAGCAAGCCCCGAGGCGAGAGCAGAACCAATCGAACCCAATACAATAAACGCCATGCTAGTTCTCCAAAAGTCCTGCTTTATACTCGTCCATTGAACTACACGTCAGCAGCTTCTCAATCACATCCACATCCGTTTCTTCACAGGCATGAACAGTGAGCCACTCGACCTCTGTATGCGCATAGATCGCCCTTTGTACGCCTGCTGGAGTAACGAAGACTTGAGGAGCAAATACATCCCTCTTCTCTCCGTTCTCATCCATGACTGAGGCTATGCCTTTCAACGCTACCGTGATGTGCGGCACTTTATGAACCGCTGATATAATCGTCGCTCCCGCAGGGACATTCGTCCTACGTCCATAGAGCATACCGGGAACAATGTAATGATCGGTCTTTCCTTCAATACGGAACTGGTCTCCAGCCGCTATCGCGTCTGCCATCGCATGGCGAAACTCTTCAATAGACGGGCTAGCTTTTTCTATCTGATTCATCAGTCCATCATATCCAGTACGACTTCTTTACCTGCATCTTGCTTGACTTGTTGGGCTGTCCCGTATGCTGCCATTCTAACACGCTTGAGCATATTATCTAAGGCTTCAACCCCAAACATATCCACAATAGCTTTAGGAATAATCACCTCACCATCCGCTACACGGACTTCCTCTTCACCATCAATGACCGCGCCCACCGAGTCACTCATGCCATCCCCATCACCTTCTATAAACCCACTGTCTTCAGGCTCGCCTTCACCGTCAACAAACCCGCCTTCTTCATAGCCTTCTACGACCTCATGCCTTTGTGGAGCAGCAGCGGGGTATGGTTTAGCGCGTTCAATCATGGATTGTGGATAGGCAGTATCCGGGTCAAAAGGGGCTGTGTTGATATAGCCTCCATGCGCCATACGCAGGGCTCCCAGTCCTCCCTCTTTCTTAAAACTTTCTATCGCATGTTCAGGGATATAGGCTTGTACAGGAAGACCAAACTCACCCGCATACCCCACGGCACCACCATCAGAGAAACCACGGTTGGTAAAAGAGTAACTGTATCTCATCTTAGACGGGTCAATCCC